GAAATATATGGTCAAATGAATATAATCCATTGCAAAAAATGTGGGAAAGTGAATATAATCCATTGCCTGCAATACCAAAATATGTTCCAGATTTTTTCACAATGACAATTGATGGATTATATAAATTTGCAATAACATCTGGCCCAAATGCATATTTTGCTGGGTTAAAAAAGGAAGCAGATGTTAATAAAAAATCCAAAAAAAAAACCGAAAAGGAACAAATATTATCAATAGAACAAGAAGTAATAAAAATATCAAAATATAAGAAAGAAGCATACTCAAATGAAGAAATTGCAGAACTGCTGGACCCTAAACCAGATGAACCAAATAATTATAGACTAACGGCTTCGCGTTATATAGTTGATTTTAAAAAAAAATTTAAAAAATTTATAAAAAACCCCCAAATGTTCGCCAAGAATATTACCCTTTACTGTAATGGGTGGGTTTTGACAAAATATTTAATTGAAAATATGCATAATATGTCATTTGGCGTGGCAGTATCTGTTGTAAATGGATACGTTTTAAAAGGATATGATGTTGTAAATTTACGAGATTTATTTCCATTTTCTTGGGCAAAGTCATTATTATCAAAAGGAACAATAATTGAATTATTATCATTTTACATAAAAATGTATTATGGAACAAGCGAAGCACTTCAACAAAGATTGGAAAATTATAAGAGGACATTGATTGCTGATATTGTAAATGATATCCAACAATTTCATACAGATGTTCAGAATCTTTTTTACGATAGCGAAATAGGAATATCGCTAACCAAATATTTTAAAAATATAAACGATCTTTGGATTATGAAAGCAGTTAATATTTCGGTAAAAATCATGTATTTTATTGCAGCTGTGCCATTATTAAATGTAGGTGTAAGCCAAATAGTAAATCCTACCATGGATGCATTGAAAATAGATATTTTTTCAATATTAGATAATCCTGATAAATTAAAAAAATTCAACACGTTTTTAAATAACAAAGTTTCAAATATATTTAGAGCTCTTACGAAATGGGATGGTGCAAAGGTTATAACAGAATTAAAAGAATTTTCTGACATAAATAAAATTTTATTAAAAACCGTAATTCCTTATTTGACCGCTGATGGTTATTATGAATTATATGGGCGTCAAAATGAACAAAATCTAAAGGGTAATATGGTTGAATTTAAAGATGAAAATGGAATAGTCAATAGTGAAGTAGTAATTTTAGATGTTGAAAAAGTGGAAGCAGTTGAAGAAGGGCAACAACCCGATACTGATTTTACATTATTTAATCCAGCAGATTTATTAACATATTTTATTAGTAATAATGCAAAAGGAAGCGGTAAAATAATTGAAATAACAGACCCAAATAATCCGGATAGAAATATATATGATATATTTTATGCATATTATTTTCAAGATTTTGAAAAAAAACAGAAAGCTGATCCCAAAAAATATGCATCATTTGATGTCTATTTGAAAGAGTTATATTATTCATCATATAGAATTGCTCATGATTTGCCCGAAAACTTTATACCGAAATTAACCATAGAAGAAACAAAAGAAGAAACAAAGGAAAAAACAAAGGAAGAAACAAAAGAAGAAACAAAAGAACCAGAAGTTGCTCCTGTTTTACCTAAAAAGAAATTAACAAACGCTCAAATAATTGAATTGGGTATTTTGGGAAAAGTGTTGAAAATATACGAAGACAAAAAAATGGAAAAAAGTGGATATGTAGATTTAAGCGCTGGATGGTTAGAATTTAAGTGGGTGCCTAAAAAGCTTACATACGATTATTGGTTTGGTTCTGGTTCTCCAGCTCCACCACAACCAGCAATAAAACTTCCATATGACATTCATCCAGATTTAAAAATGACAAACTCCAATGAGATTCGTTTAATAGAAGGATTTTTGGCGGGCAATTCAGACAAATTTATTGCCGAAAAACTAACTAAAATAAATCAGAAAAAAATGATTCCGTCAAATGCTTACATTACTTTAGCCTTGCCCAATAGCTATGGTTTTAGATTTGATGAAAATGTTTCTGTGCAAGACCTTTTTACTATTTCAACAATAATGGAATATTTTTTGACTGTTCCAGAATCACAAGCACCAAACGTATTGTTATCTGAAGCAGAGGAATATGGCATAGCAGATTCTTATATATTAAATAAATTAGGAGATATGAATATTGTGTATAATACAGAATTTATAAAGGTTATTAAACATATTTTAAAATTTTCAACTGACATAAAAGACAATTTTTCAAATTTTGATAAGGTATTACCATTAAATTTTCTTAATTTTGATTACAGTAGTTTCGCAGTAAAGTGTTATGAACTATTGACAAAAACAAAATTGAAAGTTCAAGTAACAAGCGGCAGTGAAAATATTATATTTAACCTATTTAAAAATGCATTAAAATTCTCAAAAATGTGTTATTCTTCGGGTAAATTAACTCTTATGGACACATATGATTATAATATTAATACAAATGAAACAGATGTATCATGCGATAAAATGACTGCATTGGAATTTTCAACACAAACACCTAAAATAAAAACAGAAATAATAAATGCACTTTTAATGCGTCCGGACATAATTCAATATTTGCATGCACATCAATCTGAAATAACTGAAAAATACACGAATGCGAAAAAAGAAAGGGAAGAACGAGAAAAAGAAAGGGAAGAACGAAAAAAGGAACAAGACGCAATCAGAAAAAAGAGGACATATGAACAATTACAACCATCTCTACCGGTTTCATATGATGAAATAGATAATAAAGGAGCGATAATATATGAATTTATTAAATCAAATGAAAAAATGATAGATGCAATTCATGATGAAATGATATCGCTTATTATTAAAACAATTGATGGTGATGTGCCTCTAGATCAAACTATTTTGAATAATGAAATTACTACGTTAAAAGAAGATGTAGGTAATTTAACTGCAACGGTAAAAAATTTAGATGAAGAAATTATAGAAGCGTATCAAACAATTAAATATGTGAAAGGACAAACATCATACGAAGAGCCTAATACTACTCCGGAAACTATTGTGTCTATTATAAATCAGTTGCAACCGGTTACAACTGAATTAACAAGTAAAACAAACGACTTGATTAAAAAAAGTGGAGAATTAGAAAAAAAAACATTATTGCGCAGTTTTGGCGAACTATTAAAAAAAATTCAGAGAAATATTCTAATGGATGATAGTTTTAAAGATGCGGTGTATAAATATTTTGATTTTCCAAAACAGGACATACTAAATGTTGGTTTATTAGAAAAAGAAAAACAATTAGAATTAAATAAGATTGATGCTGCGTGTAATTCAAATGATAATGATGAAATTCTTGGATTATATAAAAATTTTAATTTTAACCCCAATGTTATTGTTGGTGGTGTTAGCGGTAAGAATTTTAATGTTATTGAAGCAATTAATAATGCAAATTCAAAGTTTTATATAAAAGATCAAACCCTAGATATATTAAAAAATAGTTTTAACAATATTTTACACCAAAAAGTCATTTTAGCTCAGCGTTTAAATAATTTTAACGGAGCCCCTGCGGGTATTAAATGCATTGATTATGATATAACAAACATGAAACAATATATTAATTTAAAATATGAAATATACGTACGCATTAAAAAAAAACAGGCATACAACTTTTATCAAGTGGGTAATCGTAATGTAAATCGTTATGAGGGAGACATAAAAACCAGAATAGATGAGTTTGTAAAGGATTTAAATGATATAATTATAGATGCAAAAATAAGAGATGAAAACAAGAAAGCCCAAACAATGCCGGGTGTAAATTATTTATTTGGACAGCCACCCGACAACAAAGGAGAGCCACCCCCTGTCAAGTCAATACCAGATAAACAACAACCTGGACAACAAGAAAAACCCGGACAACAAGAAAAACCTGGACAACAACAAAAACCCGGACAACAAGAAAAACCCGGACAACAACAGGCAAATGGACAACAACAACAACCGGCAACCGGATCTAAACAAAGCGGTCAGAAGTTAGGTGAAGCTGCAAAAAGAGCCGAAAAAGAACAACTAGAACAGCAAGAGAAACAAGAAGAAAAAAAAAAAGAAGAACTAGAGAGAAAAACGAAAGAAGAATCATCATTACAATATATGATGGGGTTATTGTTTGGTGGAGATGATGGTGGGTGGATAAGTAATATGACATCAATGCTTAGAAATTTAACAGCGGCAAAAACAAAAACAACTAGTAAAAATTTTGGTTCAATGACTAAACTTGAAAAAGATGAAACAGATAAATCACCATTTGAAGATAATTTTGCGTGGTGCAAAGAACATGCTGAAATGTGGTATATGAATGGCGTTAAAATTATGATAAACGAAATTGGAAAAGCTAAAGGAATTGTAGAAACGGACATTATAGGAAAATGTCAGAAGCAGAGTCTTTTTGAAATGGCTGTGACAAGCGGTGGTGAAATATTCTTAATCATATTAGATACACTTGGTGGGGTAATTATGGTAGGATATAAATCCATACTTTTTACAACAAATGCAACTCTTTGGACTTTGCGAGGAGCTGCAGCGGTTACAGCTGTGCCAGCACCCCCACTTAGCGCATTTTTGGCAAACACATCTATTTGGGTTGGCAATTTTTATAAGTTAATTAGTATGCCGTACATTAAGACATTGTTACAATCAATGGCTGCGTGCTTACCAATGTGGTTTTTATATTTTAGTTCAGTCGCAATAGAAGGTATGAAAAATAGTAAATATCTTGGAGCAAATGTTATAAAATTAAGTTATATTTTTATATCAAAAAAAGTTAAAGAACATTACAACAAAGGATTTGCTGCAGCTACTAAATTGGCATGCGGAGAAGCATTAAGAATTTATACTGGTAAGAGTAGTATTGATAGAATAATAGATGATTCAACGAGTGAAATATTAGGTAGTTTTGGACGAGATGCACAAGGCAATCGTCCAAATTATTATAGAGATCCTACCAAAAATAACTTTTTCATGTTTATAAATACTGGGTTAAAAGACCCAAATTCAAACAACTATGAGAATGACCCATTTTTTTTAGCAGAAGTATTTGCAGAATTGCTTTTGGGATTATCAGAACCCCAGCAAGAAAAAATAAAAACACTGGGAGACATTGAGTTTAAAGGTGTTTGCAGTGTTTATAATAATTATGATATAGTTGAGGCTGCTATTTCGGCTATAATGAACCCATTAAAAGCGGATGTCATTTATAATATGTTTTTTTGTAAAATTTTAGGTTCTCCGCCACCTACTTTGGACCAACTATTGAGTATTACTTGGTGGTTAAAATTTCCAATAAAGCTAATATATGCGTTATTTTATGATAAATTGTCAAATGAAATACTAGTCCCATTATTTAAATTTATACTGCCAAAGAAAAAAGTAAGAAATTATCTTCTTACACAAATATTTGGAAATTCTTCCGTAGATCCCGAAAATAAAAACAACCATGAGTCTCAAGTAAATATAAATGTGGCTCGCGATGAAATAAACAGATCAATTGATAGTTTATTAGACCAATCAACAAACAAAAACACGGGCGAAATAGATGATGCAAAATTAGAAGAAGTTATCAAAAGGGAGATTACTGGGGTATTTTCGCAAGTATTTAATGCATTTTGGAGTAATTTTTACAATTATTTGCAGTCAAATGGAGGAAAACAAATTCCACCGTTTAAATTTGACGCCTATGATGAATTTAACCGTCAATGTATAACAAGTAATTGTTCTAATAATGAATCAGTTACTAATCCCTCAAATAAACATCATGCAAAAGAATATATAAGAAAGGCAATATGTGAAATGTTGTATAAAAATGGAGTCCTAAATATCCCAAATATAATAATTCCACAGGGAAATGCGTCAATATTTGGTCCAGATCCAACTATATTTTGCGATTCAGTAAAATTTTATGCCCAATATGGCATTCAAAATGGAAATGCATTCAGTGACTTGGTGAATAATTTGATACCAAATATAAAAAAAGCTGCACCTTTTGATAATTTTGAAATATCAGAAATTAAAACCAATCCAAATATTGACCCCAGTGCTAAAAAAACAACCCAGGAAGATTATATAAAACGGTATTTTAACGAATTAACACAAATGTTGTCGCATTATAAACAGGCAAAAGTTCCGGAAATTAAAGAAGAAATGATGCGTGAATTTTTACAAGAGAAAATTAATAGTGAAGAAAATGTTAATATAAAATATCGCTTAGAAAACATTAACAATATCATGATTAACACTATCATGATAAAAAATCTTACTAAAAATTTGTCCATAGGTATTGCTTCAGTGATGACCCAGATGTTGATTGACTTGTGTGATAAAGGTAAGCACCTTGTAGAGGTTCCAGTTTCTACAGATAGTAGTGGAAAGGTAAATTATAAATATGAATGCATTGTTGATACTCCTCCGGAATATGATAAAGTCCAAGAAGAATATGAAAAAAAATTTAAATATAGTCTTGCGAAAGAAAAAACGAGTAATCAGATTGAAATAATAGATGACATTATAAGTAATTTGATGGGTAAAATATCTGGTGAAAAAGAGTCCGCCGATTCGCAATTACAATTTCAAAACATTAAAAAATTATTAAACCCCGACCAAACAGTGGGAGAAGACGATATTAAATTTGTGCCTGACAAAGTATTTAAAATTTTACAAGAGATTTATAACGATTTGCGCATTAATATTGCTGAAGATGCAGATTATAAAAAGTTGGATGAAGAATTATTAATTAGACAAATTAAAATAAATAGTAAAAATGCAAAAAATTCTAAAAATACTGAAACCTTGGAAAAAACTGTTCCATTTATTTCAATACAGACGTATATTACATCATTAACAACATCTCCATTACAAAATGCAGAATATGAACAAAAATTAGATGAGCTTGACAAACTATATGCGAAAATATTTAATAAAAAAAATGAAAGTGAAGCTGCTGGAGCTGCTGGAGCCGGTGGAGCTGATGTATCTAGTGAAATTGAAAAAATAAAATCAATCATAGGTATTTTATTGAATGATATGGAAAAAGATGAAAAAATAACAGACAAGGCAAAAATCCCCGAATATAAAGAATTAACAAAAACAATAACTGCTGACAATATATTACCTCCAAATATACAAGTTGATCCGCAATGGATACCTTATACACCAGATGAATCGGAATTATTTTCATCTGAAAAAGCTAGTGAAAATTATATAGTAAATGTGTTAAAAAATCCAGATATGTTCAAAAATAATTCAGGAGATGTAGATTATGGTTATCTTATTTATATATATATGAAATTTATTTATAATAATTCCGATGATTATGCAACCGGAATAAAGGACATTATGACTGTATTATATACTATAAAACATAGTGTGTTTTTTCCTTCTTTAACAGATGCCGATATTGACAAAATTATTCCGATTAGTAAATCAGATCCAAGTTATGAATTATTAAAAACGAGTTTAACAGGGTTGATTAATTCAGACATAAAATTTCGCGAGGCATTATATTCTACATTACTATCGCAACAAAAAGGACCAATTGTTGGACCATATTATTTAATGCCAAATAATTTACCTCAAATAGATAAAGGAGATAAAGATAGTAAAGGCATTCCTTTATTAGTAACACCAACTGTTGCAGATGATTTAATCATTAAAAACAATTATGTTAGTGAAATTACCGAAATTGCAGAATATGCCCAAAAAGACTTTATTTATGATGCACTGCGCAGTTCATATGGACGAGCTATAATACCAACAACAGATGGAAGATTTTCCTTAAAACCTGTAAGCGATGAGAATAAACTATATTACGCTGCGGTTCCTTATGAATATTCCGGTTTATTGGGAAATATTAAACAAGATAAAAATTTGTCTAGTGAAAATAAAGATGCATTATCGCGCATTACTACTAATTCGGATGTATATAAAAATAATTTATTGGGTGAGCCCTTAAAATACACAAGACCACAATCATTGGTTGAGAAGCAAGCCATAATGCGTGAGAGTAATGACGCAACTTTAATAAGTAATTATAAGGCATCTACCAATAAAGGGTCTCCGCCAATATTAATAGATATAAATTGTAATCTAAATAACCCCAACGAACAACTTATTCAACAATTTAGGAATGACTATAAGACTAGAACCGATATAGTTAATTCAAAATATCTTACTGCAAATCGTGACGACTCAAAATTAGCTGGAAAATTAAACAAACTACTAAGTGAAAATTATGAAAAAATTGAGGTAGCCGATGAAAATGGTGTAAAAAAATGTATATGGTTATTAAAAATTGATATAGCATATTTTGCAGGAATGTTTGAAGGTTTTGATAAAGAAAAATACGCAAAAAGTTTATTGGATTCTAATGATGAAACTAAAAAAATAGGCGATATTATAACACCGCAATTAATAAAAGCAAACGAAAAATCAAGTGTTAGTAGTTTTTTACCGGCAAGTGTTAGTAGTTTTTTACCGGTTTTTAAAAATACTTCCCCCGATTTTGTTAAACAATATATATTGCTTGTTGGAGTTGAATTTAATTATTTTGAAAAATTGGGGATAAAAAATGTAAAAGATGAAGCTGGTAATACGCTTAGTTTATCTGATTTAAAAAACATGTATGGTCCAGCCGGCCCCGGTATAAAATATATAGATGCTAATGGGTCGGAACAAACTGTAAATTTTGTCCAAGACGATTTGAACCAATTTACAACAAATTTAATTCCAATGTCAATGTTATATGGCAGAAAAGGGGATGTTGGAGGAGGATTGCAACAAATAATAAATATTGAAGGTTCAACACCCATAATTACAGATCAAAATTATGATCCACTAAAATTTTCAGATGTTAATCCACAAAAACCTCCATAACTTATAACTCCACATTTATTAAAAGCAATAATTTTCAATCAAGACAACATACAGGTCTTTTATTATTTTTGATATTATTTTAAAAATAATATGCTCACAAAACCCGCTTGGAATGTAATGTTTCAAATAATATGCGAAATATACTATATAAAAAAGAATCTTTTCTATGCATACTTTTAAAACTCTATTGCGAAATAATTGCATTATTGACCATTGATTTGTATAACTGCACATTTGAGTCCCATTCTGTTTAATATAAAATAAATGTATATCAAGAAGGCCCGCTAATATGCGGTGAAAGTTGGTTTTTTCATTTTTCACAGATAGCAAATAATTAATTTTATCTGACCCGAATAAATCTAAATACAATATTTTCCTGTTGGGTTCCTCTGGTAAAATATGCGGATTTATTCCATCACAAAACCGATTTTTATACACAATATTACCATTTGCAACAAATGGCACAAAACAAGACTTGTAAATTGTTTCAAATAGTTGATCTATATTACGATATTTGCGCTTGACTATTTTTTTCCCCTTTGCAATATTATAATATGTGATATAAAACCGATTGTTGAGTTTTTGTAAAAGTTCCGCAGGGTTTTCAATCCGCGGGCGAATTTTATCAAAACATTTTTCACATGCATCTAAGTTGCAATGTTCTTTAAATTGTTTTAGAATTATATCATATAACTCGGACATTAAATCAAGTGCGTCTATTTGATATAGAATCGCGCACACGGAACTGATGCTACAGCATGATATTTTATGTATAGCGACGTATTTTTGTTTTTCCATTTCTTTGAGAAAATAGAGGGCGCCTATTAAATAACTTCCATTAAATATTCCGCCGTCTAGAATGAGATTTATATTTTCAGGCTCGCTTTTCTTTGGTAAATTTTCCATTAGATTGTGAATATAATTTTGTATGATGTGCATGTTGTATTGTATTGAACTTATATAAGTTCTACAACAAATATACAAAATTATAACGAATAATATATAGTATAAACCAGGGAAAATATATAAATATAAATATAAATGCAAGTATAAATATAAATAATGTCCTCTTTGGCAAATGAATTATGTGAGTTTTACTGTCTATCTTATAACAACAAAGAGAGAAAGGCGGCAATGGCGTCCAAATTTCAACAACTAAATTTGCATGTAAATTTTTATGATGGAATTAATTTTGAAGATAATCGTATTTGTATTCCTTTAAACGACAATAATAATGACAACAATAATGTTAAAAAATGCTGGTCATGCATGTATGGACATCTTGATATGATAAATAAGTTTTTAAATGAAACTGATAAAACATATGGCGTATTTTGCGAAGATGATATTTATTTGCACAAGGATTTTTCTGAGAATCTAATAACTATTGCGGGCGATTTTAGAACCATGAATTTAGATGTGTTATTACTCGGATATCTTACATCCTTTAAAATAGAAGATTATTACCAAGGATATCGTGCAAAGTTACCCGGTAGTTTTGAAAACCGTCCTCATAAATATCACAATTATCCTGATGATTTATGGGGAACACAAATGTATATGGTATCACGGCCATATGCACAGTCTATACTAGATAAATATTATCATAGATATGCTGAGCAGAGTTTAGATCCGTCTTTACAAATGACACCATTTAGTTCTGATTGGACAATCACAAAAGATGGCAACCGGGCGCTTGTTTATCCAATGTATGCAGTAGAAGACGGAAAAACACATTATGACCATTCTGGACAAGAAGTATATCATCAACAATGTTTTGCATTAAATTATGATTATAAAAAGCATATCTGAAGCGAGCCGAAGCGATAGCGAAAGTAAGCGACTGGAATCCTCTACGAAGTGAGAACGTTAGTGAAGGATTCTGAAGGATTCTAAAACTTTTCATTTTTCATTAGTCTCGCAATAAATGCCACGGGGTCATCTTTATGCATTACGTAACAATTAATAAGTTCGGCCGGTGAGTAAAAATTATTGCATATTTTTTTTATTTTTTTCTCATCAATCGCAACATTATAATATCTTTTGTATATTTGCTGAATGATATTATGAGATGCATTGTCTAGCTTAAGTGTAATATCTATGCGCCCAGGGCGAGTCAATGCTGGGTCTAACTTATCATAATGATTGCTACTTATTCCAAGTATTCTTCCAGGCGTTTCTTTGAGTCCATCCCACAAATTCAAAATATCGTCTAGTGTAATTGGATCGTCTTCCAGCGGTTTTGTAAGCGATGTAATCATTTTATTTTGTTCGTCACTGGCTTCAACAAATGTTTGTATTACATCTGCTACATTTACCGATGCAGTTGGAGATAATTTATTCAAATTCAATCGCTTTCCAGTCCCTTTTTTTGAAAACGCGGTGTCCTTTTTATCTTCTCGCTTCCACACAATTTCACCAAGACAGTCAATGTCTTCAATAATAATAATTTTCTTATCAAATCCGACGCTATGTGCTTTATTATTTGAATTATATCTGTCTTCAAAAAAGAAGTCATCTAGTTGTCTGCGCGTTTTAATTAATTTTAATGATAAAATTACTAGATGGCGACCAGTCATATTTGCAAGACATTTAAAAAATGACGTCTTTCCAGTTCCGGGTGGTCCATGCAGCCCGATGCCAAGAGAATAAGGAATTCCCATTTCATAATACCAATCTTTATTATCAAGGAAGAACTGAATTTTATTCACAATTTGCTGTTGATTTTCAAAAAACATATTATTAAATGTGCGGGTGCTATCAAATGGATATTCCGACCAGCATTCGTATTTATAATCCTCGTATTTTGTTTTTACTAGAGTATAAACAAACTTTTTACTATTGCGGCTTTTTTCAATAGATTTCAGATAATTATTTTTCAGATTATTGACGTGATTTTTTATTGCGTTTATATTTGTGTGATATGAATATAAAGTAATGGATATTTTATCCGTTTTTGTAGAAGGCTTATCTTTTTCTCCATTTAAATCTTCAGACGATATGTCCGCAATTGCATATATTTTTAACTCTTTATTGTATAAAAATGATTTTTTTTGAGAAACAATATACAAGTCATATTCTTCAGTTGCATTATTATGGTATTTATTAGTGTCAAGCGATGCGCATAATTCTTTCAGTTCGTGTATTGTGTCATTTTTATCAATATTAACAATAATATCTTCCCACAATGCTTTGAAAGAATTGGTAAAACAAGAAGATATAACAGGATAACTGCTATATGACATTGCGGAACAACGTTTTCCTTCAAATGTAATAGAATATTTTTTTACGAAACAGGATTTTATTTTATCATATATATCAGATGGTCCGTGTCCTGTCCATAATTTATTTAATGCATCATTTTCATACATAACTTTTACGATGTAACTCATGCATGTAAAAATAATGGTTGAAACAATTGTATCAATTATTGGATTTTCTGTTTTTAATTTTTGAAACAGAAAAATTTTAATATTATCATTAAATGTTTTTTGAATAACTTCTATGAGGTCAAAATTGTTCATACTCAGAATTATATTAAACACAAAAATTATGTTTAATATAGTTACAATAATTTTAATAATTTTACACCTTTTCTCATTTCAAACGCCGATTATAAATAAAATTGAAACAACTTAAATATTTATTATATGTAAATATACACTTATTATGGAGATAAACGATACTTATGAAATCAAAATTGAAAATATACAACATTTTGTATATGAAGGAACTTGTGATGGTATTCCAACGAAATGGGTAACAAAATCAAAATGGGATGGTAAAATAAAATTTCAAATGTTAAACAATAAAGAGATAAAATATACTGATAGTAGTGGGGATGAAATACTCGTGTTTGATGAAGAAGATGTTGAATATAAATATATTAGAAAATAATAATAACATCATAATGGGCGTTTTAAATGAGAAAAGGTGTAATAATTTTAAAACCGACTAAAATGTGTCATTATTTTGGATAATAAATAAAACAATAACCCAAAAAGCGCACTGGTAAATCCAAATCCATATAAATTAACATTACCATCTTTTGAAAATAACACGGGGAAAAACTTATACAAATAACGTTTGAAAATTGGCAATTGAAATAAAAAGTATAAAACAGATATTAAAAGTGGAATTTGAAGTTCATCGTATAGTTGATCTAAACTATCTCCATATTTTTGATTTTTGTTATAATTTTGAATAATGTCTTCATTATCTTCGTCTTCTGTAATATAGTCGTTGTTTGCTTGAGGTGGGATATAATTGGGTTGAATATGAGGATCATGCACCAAGTTTTCGGTAGTTCGCGGAATATCTCTAGATGGCAACTGGGTTGCTCCAGAAGTGCTTGCTTGTTGCAAACTATTTACAATTTGATTGATAGTAGTTTGATCTAAAGTAACCGAACCAGGACCGCCTTGCATTTGAAGTCCCGAAACTTTTTCATTTGCAGAAAATGACACATTGCCTCCTATACTACCACCACCTGCAGGATCTGTTGGTAAATCTAAAATACTTGTTGTATCTGACATATAATTAGTATAAAGAATGATTGATTATAGTAATTACGCAAATAAACCTTTACATTCTACATTTCTACATTTTTCTTGCTTGTATCGCATTTTTTTGTAACTGGTGTAAATTTGTAGCATTTGTCTTGGTGTTTAAAAACCTTGTCTTGGATTTCATCCATCGGAGGGGCTTTAAACAATAAACAGTTTTTCCCCTTACAAACGGTTCTAAATAATGTGGCCAATCCGAAACCTAAAATAACCGACATTATATATCTACCACTGTGTGTATGAAGAAATTTATTGAGATGCATCTATATATAGTTAATATTTTAATATAATTTAATCCTGAACCGGGACAGTTTTGATTTGCGACTCATCGCTTGGGCATGTTACCTCGGTTGCTTGATATTCAAAACAGTTGTCTGCATTATCTTTGTATTGAATCTTTCCTATATTTTCTGGTGTTGGATATACAATTACTGTTTTTGATTCTGGCCCCCAAATATATACAAAAAAAAGGCCAATTGCTAAACTAATAATGAATACTGGTATAGAGATAAATTTTGTAATCATGTTTTATAATAAAGATGTATATTATTTTTTTCTAAAGCCTGAATCTATCTTCCAGCAGTAACTTTGTATTTTTCTTTAGTTTGCGGGTTTGTAGCAATTAATATACCTTTTTCTAATTCCATTTTTAAACCCAAGTTGTTTGCCTCTGAAGCTGCAATTGTGCCATCTGGAAGAAAGTTTGGATGAATTTTAATCTTTGATAACGCAGGAGTTTCTAGATGTTTTTCTCTCCAAGTCTGATATTTAGGGTTACTTTCTTCGTCTGAATTAGACCCGTTGCCTTCTTCTGACTCTGAATCTGATGAAGAATCTGGTTTTTCTTTTTCTTCTTGCATAACAAATTTTGGTTTAAGTTGTTGTTTTGTTTTTAGTTTTGTAAAATCTGGTTCCGCAGTTCTTATATCGGGAATAGCAGATGACATAGCCTTTACATTCTTTGCAGTTTTCTTTTGTGCAAATTTTTCAAGCCCCATTTTTAACGAGATAACTTTTTGTCCAGTTTCACCAATGTCTGTTTCAAGATCAGCTATAGAAATGGGTATTTGAATCAGATGAAAAGTATTGTCATCATCATTATATTCAATGGTATTAACTGAGTATTTTTTTTTAATAATTTCGTTCATTCTAGGATGCATCGTGGTCACATATAATTCAACCGCATCAACAATTAACTGTGTATTTTGAGTTGTATTATATTGTTGAATCATGGAATTAAAATTGTCTAAATTGTTGTAAAATTCTAGTTGAAGTTTTTTCAATTCTGCCTTCTTTTCGGAATTATCCACAATATTTAAATAATTTTGCAATCCAAATTCATATATTGTTGTTGTATCTGTAACCTGTTCTTTAATAATATCAAAAACTTTAACTGCTACGTCTGCTGTAATATATCCAAACAATAAATCATTCTTGGCTTTAATAATATCACGTTTTAAATTATTAATTGTCGCTTCATCATTGTGAATGTCATCGGTAATGTTATATACCACGCCTAAATTGATTCTAATATCTAATTGACAAGGGGTTTTTCTGTCACCACATAAAGCAACATATTGTCTTTCCATATTTTTATCAGTTTTAGTAGAAAATATAGAACCCACGGGTCTTTTGCAATTTATGCATTTGGGTTTAATTTTTAAAAACTCTGCGCGCTTCTCTCGCCAACTTATTTCAGGTAATTTGGAGATCTTTAATTTTTCCTTATTAATGTTACCTTCATATGCAGCTTTAAGTTTAAAATATGTGTTTAAGCCATCTATAAATTTTTTATTTTCTTCCATTTTTTCTTCATTCTTATTTTCTTCATTCTTATTTTCTTTTTTTTGTGAGTTACTCATTCTATAGAATATATTTATATTTTTAAATATTTATTTTTCTGTGAATAATATCATATTCTGTTTCCCAATGGGGTAATCCAGTAATTAATTCTTGTTGCGCACGCTGTTTAGATTCTTGAAAATTCTGAAGTTTTGATAAAATGTATTGTTGCTTCTGTCTATTTTTCATATCTTTTTCTACAGGCGTTAGTTTTCCTTTATATTTGAACAACAATATTGCTCCTAAAAGGAACAAAAATCCGACTCCGATTGCAATATTGAAAACTAGATTATTGTATTTATTCTTAAAAGTTCTACACTGTTTTAAAGTTTCACTTAAAAAGTATTTGACTCCAGGTTCTATCAAAGTAGGTTTAGTAAAATTGTCAAAATTCATATAAATTCCTTATATTTTACTTTTATAATTACAAAATAAATTATACACAATATCTATATGGATACTTCTTATCTCTCGTTATTGATTTTTATTGCGATTACACTTTTATATTATCTTGTTTTTAAACCTAAACTAAATGCTTCCGCTTTTGATGACCAAAGTGGCGCCGAATATGCTGCTTATAGCGGCAAAAATAATTTAATGCTTACATGCTATTTTCTATTAGTAGTTGTGTGTCAAATCATAATGAATACTGTGGTCATAGTAAATAAATGTGGAGGTAGTATTACACAAAATTTTGGATCTGCCTTTTTATTAACATTAATACCGTGGGTTTTTATTTTTGGCGTAGTAATTATTTGCCTAATGATGTTTCCTGGTTTTAAATCTGCTTTTTCCAATGTAATTGGTTATTTTGCTGTTTCTGGCACTGCAAATAATGTTTTGACTGAATTATTGGTAAATACTGATTTGAATCAAACAATTGATGACTCTACACAAGGAAATGCTGAGAAAAATAAGAGCCTAAAGAGTGCGGCAGAAGCAATTATTAAATTGTGCGGAAATATGTCCATCTTAATTAACCAAATCGTCCCAAGTAATTTTGTAGAATACTGGTCAATGCTTGTTCCATTAATGAAGGATCAATATCAAGCCGGTGCTCCTGAATTGAAACAACAATTACTTGATTCTGTTGTAATGAAAGATAATATTGGTGAAGCCATGTGGTATATTTACACAGCGATACTGCTTATTTCAATAACACAATACAATATAATGAAACGAGGATGCACCGGTGATTTGGCAACAATGCAAGCTAGCCACGAGAACTATTTGAAACAAGAAGCCGCGGTTAAAGCCACGAATGAAAAGGCCGAATCAACGGTTTATACATTTTAATGCAGAATCCTTCACTATTGCTCCGGCTCGCTTCACAGAGGATTCCAGTCGCTAACCTTTATTATTGCTCCAACAAAAAAAATTGAAATGCTTTTAATGAAGATACGGTCATGTATATATTATCACCAATTTTAGCAACAGCAAAATGACTGAATTTGAAATTACGATTCGCGCGGCGGCACTTTATCGCATTGTGGGTAATGCACAGACGTTCAAACTAAATGAAGGTAAGGATGTGACTTTTCTGAGCCAATTGATGAAGAAGCTTGAGCTGTGTGAAACACCGTGTCCCGCGCTTGATGCATTGGCTTGCATGGTTATGGACATGAGTTGTGGGGGCGCTCTTGCTCAGTTTCCTGTTAGTGACGTCGATGTTTTGGGAGAAATTGTTCGGTACATGATAAAGTTTTACAAGACTTATCCTGAATTGGCTGCAAATATTGCTACTATGTGCGGACTTAATTCCATTTTGGGTGATGGATATGGTTGTATATTAGTTACATTGACGCAAAATGCGCGGTTTAGAGAGATTGCCGAACTCAACAACAATTTCTATTGCATTAGTAAGGCGATGGGAGATTCTCCTGATATTAATGTGCGCACCGAATTCATCACGATGGAGACACATTTGTTCCACCCCGATAGCCAGTTCATTCGTGTAGTAGTTACTGTTTAGTTTTAGTTTTAGTTTAGTTTAGATTTTATTATTAGTTAAATATATAAAAAAAGATGAATGTTTCATTTTTTTTTATAAAAAGGTGTGACGTGACAGGTAATATAATACAAATAAATATGAAAGAATACCTAAAACGATTGCTAAAAGCCAAATGGGTAAAATAGTTTTATTACGATAACCGACACCAAATTCGCGAATGCCTCCATCTTCCTTGTATAAAAAACTAGGCTTTCCTAGTTGTATAGTTCCAAAAATAATTAAAAATAATAAAACACTGACAAATGTTGGATTTTTTGCAATATAAGAGCGATACATTATTATATAATACTTTTATAATACTTTTTATAATACTTTTTATAATACTTTTATAATACTTTTATAAAAAGTATTGCAAAACAAGTATTCTAAAGATTGCGATTTTGGAGCGATAGCGAAGGTGAGCGACTGGAATCCGTAATGTTAGTGAAGGATTCTCAAGTTAATCTCGTTCTTCCCAGTCGTCTTGTCCTTGTTCAGCGCCGAAATAGTCTTCTCCTGCATCATCACCATTGAACCATCCAATATCGGTTTCTTCTCTCTCAATATCTGCTGCTACATCGGCATCTTCTAAATGTTCTTCCAAGTATTGATTCATATTTTCATCTGTAACATTTTTATTCTTTCGTAAAGAACCCTCAATTTCAGCAATTTGTTCCATATAGTCACGCTCTTCGTCATATGTCTCCTTCACATATGTAGTTAGGCCTTTTTGAAGACCTTTACTCCATGCACCTAGTTTATTAATTTTTAGAATAGTATCGGCATCACGTTCTTCATCCGTCATAGATTTTAGTCTGTCCGTAAATGTGTCTTTCTCTCGTTCTTTGGATTTGAAAACAACTTCCATGACTTTATCGTAGCTTAAATCAACCATATCTTTGTGATTAGACATGATGGTTATAATTGCACTCAATAATTTAGCTGTTCGCATTTCCATGTTTTTAATATTTCCAAGCAAAACAGGGTCTGATGGGTTTGAAGTTAAATGAAGCGACGTGTCTTCTAATTCTTCAACAGTAAATTCTTCAATACCTACCAATTCATCTGCCATGTCTCTCACTAACATTTTTGGATCTGATGATAATTTTTTGAATGTAATTAATGTTTGCAAAAAGTAGTTTTCGTAAAGCATATTGCATGTTCGTTTGTCAAATACTGAATATGTTTTTGAACCTTTATAAAAAATATCGCTCATATATGGCGTGTTTAAAGCCAGACTTAAAAGATTCTCTGTTTTTTTTGGCACAGTTGTTAAAACTTTGGTTAAAACTTTGTCTCCATAAAAAGGGCGCAAACTACTATAATATTCACTAATAATACCTCGGATGTCATTTGCGTGTTTTTTAGATAACCCCCAGTAAGCGGGTATTTGAATTGAATGCTGGTAGTCGACTTTATTTGTAATTATATCTGGAAAAATATTCAATATATTATGAATATAAGTTTTAACAAATTCAATGGAATTATATGACGTTTCATCCGATATGGTATTTTTCTTCGCGTCTTCTGAACTTTCACCCCATTGCATTAGTGTATTCAAAAATTCTTTAATATTGCTTGCAGATTTTTTTGTCATTCCGCCATTTTTACTGATAAACGTGTGAATTTCTTCTCTCATTTCTTTATTTACGCGTGCCAAATAATTTTTCAATGATCGCATCTCTTCTGTGTCTTCTGTTACTCCCAAATCAAATGTATCAAGTGCGCCATCTATATTTTGTCTTAATGCACTTGGAATAATATCATCATTATCTTTTACAATGTCTTCAATGACATTGCGAAGTTTTTGAACTTGTGTAATTACAGGAGTATCAATCGTGATATTTACAATATTTTTCCTATCAATGTATTGCAATAAACGTATGAGTGACGTGTTGTCATAATTCTTCCCTTCTTGTTTTAATTTTCTAATTTTTTCACTAATTGAATCAGAGTTTGAATAATGGTCTGGTTTTCCACCACAAATGGCGTCTAATTCTGGGCTAATTGGCACAATAGAGTTGAATTTGCAAAAAACAATAAATGCGCGGTAAATTGTGTCATCATTATATTTGTCGCTCAACGGTGCATAAATATTCTTTGAGTTTTCTCGGCAAAAAAACATGGGTGCTTTTGTAACTGCATTTATATCATCAATAATATTTGCCAAATCGCGAACAAGATTATTATACACAAAAATTTCTGGTTCTTCTTCCATGAAGTAACGAATTGTGCTCATATTATTTTTTTCATTACAGCACGCATTTTCCAAGAAGGGTTCATTTGCTGAATTTGTCAAAAGTAATTTCTTCTTATCAATGACCTTTTGAATCTGTTCCTGGATAGCAAGAGAGAAAAAGATAATTTTAGATTTTATTACCATGATTTTCTCTCTTTGACATGTTGCACCACTTTTGAAATCACGAAGACATTGTTTTTTAAACTCTTCTGATATGTTTGTAATGGGTTTTAGTTTGAATGAAATTAATGGGGGCATAAAATGAATCCATTTACTCAAATCGTGTTCTGTGGGAACATCCTCATTCGGGTTAGCCAACAAGTATTCTAATTTATTTTTGCATTTTTGCATAACATCTGTATTTGATAAATAATATGTATCAACAAATGCTTTAATTTTATCAGAAATTGATGCTTCTTTCATACCCATTAATGCCGACCACGGATGAGTAGATGAATTGCGTATTTTATAAGCAATACACGTGACATATTTTAAACTTGATAAATCGCCAGACCCTTCAAATGGATATCCAGTAAAAGACCGAACGCATCCTGGGAAAGTTTTACGCGTTCTAATAGATGGCACCGAAGTTTGAACTCCGAATAAGAATGCTCCAAGCGTAAGATACAAGATAGTGCTGTTATAAACGGCTATATAAGAGGGAACCTTTCTACCCTTTTTAGCCTCTTCTTCAACTCGTGTTTTGTGGTCTGCTTCCGAAATTAATGCACCACTTTCCAATGTATCCGACACAATTTTTACCATGAATTCTTTTTGGTCATCCAAATTAATTCCCATATTTTCACACAATGCATTAATTACATTAGATATCATCATAGTTTCAGGTGTTGTATATTTTTTAACGGCTGGTTTTAATGAAGAATTCAACAACGCATCTCCAAAATCTTGTTCCATAACCTCGCGAGTTTTAACCTTGTAACCCTCTTCATAACCTTCATCAATATCAAAATCAATTACACGAATTACGTAACCACTGTGTTCGTCGACCCACGAATCACCGTCATCACTCAATTTGCCGCTTTGTTTTATAATTGCATTAATAATATTCATATAATTGTTTTGGTCTTCAACCCAGCATGCGGCCAATGTATATAAAAAGTTGGGCAATAACTTAACATCTGTTTTAACACAATATCTCCAGTATTTCCAATGTTCGTCACCGCCTTTGTCATCACTGTCATTTGCTTCTCTCGTAAAACGCATGGCAAAACTTACAATATCATTTTGCCTTTTAGACATGTTATCTTGTCCTAGAATAAGGTCTCTTAGGTTATTATATGGAGAGTGAATTATGTCCTTTTCGGAATCTTCGTTATTTACGCCAAGTTTAAATTTCTGTTCATTATATTTATAAATACGCGTGTGGTGTATTTGACGCAATTTTTCTATGATACTCATTTCATAATCCAAATTGTGATTTAATAATTCTTTTAATTTATCTTTTGACAATGCATATTTCTTATCAAATTGACTTACAATATCCTTCAATGCATTTTCGGTAATATGTTTTTTATTTAAATCTTGTGTTTCACACAATGTCTTGTATTTTTTATCAACCTCAATACAATCTTTTTGAAATTCGCACAATAAATTCTGGTTATTAGTAACAGTCTTTTCATCAATTGTTTTATCCGGAGACCATCTATTATTACTGCGTTTAAAATATAAAATTTTATCTTGAGCATTCTCATACATCATTGCAAAATCCCCGTCTATAACGCGTTTCACACCATTTATCAATGTTTCAGCAATATATGGCGCTTCTGTCGGGCTAAATTTATTTTTACTAATAAGTTTTTGAACCAAAAATTCGTAGAATTGTTCAGGAGCCATTGCAATTTGTTCTTTTTGGTAATCATCCAATATTCCATACATTGTATCGTCAAATTTCTTATCAAAATATGTGAGTTTATCATTATCTGCAGCTACATCTTCCAATGTTTTATATTGTTTTGCAATAACAATATTTATACATTTGTTATCTTTTTCATCCTTTTTGATTTCATCATCTAATTCATCTTTGTTTTTTTCAATATTATCTATAATGGATCCAATATTTTCTGGTAACATGGTTGCAATATTTTCTAGTGCAAGAGCATTATCAAAAATTTTTGAAAAGTCGGTAGTTTTCATTTTCCACAAAAGTTCTGAATTTGTCATCCTTAACGCAGAATCATATTCATAAGAACCATTAAAAACTTCAACATTTAACTTTCTATCAGCAATTAATGAGAGAATACGATTTGCTGATGCATTATACCCAGCATTCATAATTTTTTTCTTGAATAAAGAGAATTCTTTCTCTCGTTCTTTAAAATTTTTATTATATTCTGAAATTTTGAGCTGTAAAAATTCATCAATCTCTTTATATTGCATAAATGTCAAATCGTCTGTATAGACTAAAAATGGTTCCAAATACCCAACAACATCATGCAATGATAATTTACCGTGAATATATTTTTTCGTCAAATTAAATAGAACGCGCGTTTTTGGAACAATTTTTTGCAGAAATTCTTTGTATATTTCATAATTTGTTAAATTTTTCATTTCATCTGTTTTGGTCAAGACATAATTTTTAATATTATTAACAAATTTATTTTCTAAAACTTCCAGGTCAGTTTTTAGATCATCCACCATCACTTTATTAACATTTGTATTATCATTTAATAGTTGCCAATAATTAATAAATGTGTTGTTCAAATTGGATTTATCCAGAATACTGGTATTGGGTAAATTAATATGAGAGAAACGAATAACCGGTTCTGGAAGAGTAATAATGGATTTTAATTCTAATATATCTGGTTGCGTTATGCTAACACGATGCGCAATCATTTTGCTTCCAGTAAGTTGTGTAGCATCAAGTCTATTTACTCCCAAGTTATATCGCTGAATAACAAATCTTTTAGTTTTTATTATATCATTTTCAACAATAGAGGATTTAAACTCCCCTAAATTGTCAATAATTGCATTTACGTCATTCAAAATAGCAACATCGTTTATTACATCAAACGTAGATTCTGCATCTGTCTCATTAAATGGTGTTAAATAAGGATTAAGCTCTGATATCAAGTTAAAATACTTATTTTGTTCAGATGGTATATCATTTGATTTATATCTATCAAAAACATTTTTCATTTGTTCAACATCTTGATCTATAGTCAATGGAATAATATCTGGACTTTCATCGGCATCTTCTTTGGAGCTAATATTATAAACCTTTTTAATATTCTTGGCAACTGGAATAAGCCAGTATAAAAGTGTTTTAAAATTTGTTAAATTTTTTACTAAAGGTTTCCATGCAACAGTTTTTAAAACTGGCCCAATTACATTACCATATTCATCTACATTTGAAAATTCCATGCGAAGTTGTTTAAATCGTTCAATCATTGTATGCACATTGTTTAAAACTGCGCCGGTTCTTTGCACATTTGGAATATTAGACAGTAATTCATTTAATAAATCATCTGTTTGAGAATGGATGTTGAAACGTTGTTTTGAGCTTTCAACTTCTACTAATTGTGTTATTGGTGCAAGTTCTTCGCCTATTTTTATTTCATCTGCACGAACAAGGAATTCACGAATGGTATCTTTAATATCTTTGACTGGTAAGTTATAAACTGTGTCGCGTTTTTCTCTCATATCTTCTTCACTAGAGTCTGCAATAGATGCAATAGATTCAATTTCACTTGCGGGTGATACCATTTTTGATTCTTTTTCTTTCTCCTTTTCTTTCTCAGAAATTTTATCTGGTTTCTCTCTTATTTCAATTGTTTCAATTGGTAAATCCAATGGAATACCCTTATATCCAAAGTTAATATACAATGTATCATCATCTGGATATGTTTTAATTTCAATCATATCCTCTTCTAAATTTGTAATTTCACCAGTTATTACTACAGGAGTATCACCTCCAAAATAAATATTTACCCACTTATTCGGAAGAAGACCATTTTGACGTGCATATCCAAGATTTTCATTGCGGTCAATTAGAGCAATCGCAGTTACAGAGCCATCCCCAAGAGAATCATCATCATTTATTTTTAATTTCAAAGAAGTTAAATCATCTACATTTATTAAATTAATCTGGTGTTTGTCAATATAATCAATAATAAATGTGTTATTATCAAGAACTTTGTTTGTCGGCGCCTGAAATCGTATAACATCAGATAATTGGAGGTTTATTGTTTGAGTTTCTGGGGTTTTTTCTTTTTCTTTTTCCATTTCTTTTTCTTCTACACTTTGCAAATTGATGGGTGATGACATTATTCCTATATTTATAGTAGAAATTTTTATGATTGTGATAACCGAAATGGAAAAAAATAAAATTTATATTGGTTTAAAGACATTTTGAGATAAAATATATTAAATAATGACACAAGGAAGAGAGCAAGTGGTTTATAAGTTAAGTGAAATTCCAGGATTTAAGGATATGCTACTAAATGAAACAACTCTTGATACAACAACAACAACAACAACAACAAAAACTCATTACAATAAAACCGAATATATTACTAAAAGTGGTAACAAATATAATATTATTCGGTATGACAAGGAGATGCTTTCTGCTGATATAATTCCATCAACTGGATTATTGCGTTCTGTTGTTATAAATAATCACAATCAGGTTGTGTGTTTTGCTCCACCAAAATCAATCCCATATGATACATTTGTTAAAAATAATTGCGATGATTTGCAAAGCATTGTTGCTGAGGAATTTATAGAAGGGACAATGATAAATGTATTTTGGGACACAACTTCTGGACTATCTGGTGCGTGGGAAATAGCAACTCGCAATACAGTTTCGGGGGATGTGGGTTTTTATAAATCCAATCCGAATGCAAAAACGTTTCGTGAAATGTTTTTGGAAGCCGCAAACAATATTAATTTAAACCTAAATATGTTACATCCGATGTATTGTTATAGTTTTGTTTTGCAACACCCAGACAATCGTATTGTTGTTCCATTTAAATTCGCACAGTTATATTTGGTGGAGATTTATGAAATTGTCAATACAGAAGGTGGTATTGTAAATGTTATACCATCTGATTTAAATATTGCAAAGGATCTTGGAGTTTGGAACACAACAAGTATAAAATTCCCTCAAACGTATGAATTTACAAAATACGATGATTTGAAGAGTCAATATGCAAGCATGAATACATCATATGATATATTGGGTGTTATTATCAAAAATAGATTAACATATGAACGATGCAAGATAAGAAACCCAGTATATGAATATGTGAGACATTTGCGAGGAAATCAACCAAAAGTGCAATATCAGTATTTGTCTCTTCGCAAAGAAGGTAAAGTTGGTGAATTTTTAAAGTATTATCCTGAGAATAAAAAGGATTTTTCTTACTTCCGCGACAAGTTGCATGATTTTACCGTTGCATTGTATAAAAATTATATTAGTTGCTATATCAAAAAAGAAATGCCATTGAAGGAATTTCCTGATCATTTCAGAACGCACATGTTTCACATCCACAAGCTTTATACAGACGAGTTGAAGCCAAAGAATGAGTATGTTAATAATACGGTTGTTATTAAATATGTAAATAATTTGCATCCTTCATTGCAAATGTATTCATTAAATGCGTGTTTGAGAAAACGCAAGGTTGATTTTGTAAAGGTGGATTCTACCGCGGATTAATTTCAGAAAAACCAAAAAACGAAAAAACGAAAAACCAAAAAACCGAAAAACCAAAAAACCGAAAAACCAAAAAACCGAAAAAATAAAAATAAACGCGATTTTATTTTTATTTAAAATTTATATTTGTAAAACTGCAGAGGTTTTTATCTTTATTTAAAATTTGTCTTTAATAGCCGTATAAACAGTAATTGCATCAGCAATGCATTCCTTCAAATTTTGTTTGATGGCTTGCTTTTCAAGTTCTTCTCGGTAAGCAATACGAATAATACTGTCCGCATCATGAGGGTGCATCTTTTTGAATCCACAAAAGGACAACGATTTAGTTCCCTCATAAAACTTTGAGTGCAAGAAATATTCCAATACTTTTCCAATAGTATAATCCTCATTTTCAAGTATAACATCATAACAGTTTTTCATAGTATTTTCCGATGGATTGATTTTTAATTCGTCTGTGTCAATTGCAGTATTCAATGCATCCAATTTATCAACAAGAACATCACACGCCTTGCGAATAATTTGCTGGTTTGTAAATATACCGAGAGTTTGCAATTGAAAATCAAAGCTATCTTTTTTAACAATTCTTTGAGCATCCAGAAGGCGCCAATTTGTGGTTTCAAACACAATATCATCCTTGGTCATACCTTTATCTTTCCATTCTTGCGCCTTTTTGCCAAGAATTTCTTCAATATGCACTTCATCTTGAGTGAATCCATATGAGCACGTTGATACAACATTAAACATTCCATCTTCTTTAGCGGTTCCGATGGAGAATTCACAAATAAGATGCAACTTTTCCCCAGGAATTTCTTCTGAGATTTTGGGACGCAATCTAACAAAATCAATATAATACCCAGTCAATTCATTTGGTGGGAATATAGATCTTCTATCTTTTTCTGACAAATATTCATTTGTAATCAAATTTTTAATCTTGAAATCTTCCGTTGTCATATACATAACAGTATCCGTCAAATTCTCAACATTTGCTTCCATAATGTAATTTTGCAACGGCATTTTCAAATCCGATATATGAATCGGGACACAACTTAAGCGCTGTTTTAGGATTTCATTATTTAGCCGTGTTGTATTTACAATAATACTCGCCTTGTTTTGATCATGGGGGCTGGTTTTAAATACAACTGTGGGAATATCCGATAAAATTGTGCGACGAAGTCCATTCGCCAGACTAACATTAACATCTCTTAATGTAAAAGCAAGATTATTGCCGTTTTCTGTTAGTTTTTCAATACGAGGCATCATTATATCTATATTAAATAAATACTATTTAATATTGTTAATCAATTTTTTTAAAAATGAGTTAAAATAATAATCCAATAAGCTTAATATAGATTAATGAGTTCAATTGTCTATTATAGCAATTTTTGCGAACATTCTAAAAAACTTTTGCAAACCCTTTCTAAAACTCAAGCAAGTAAAGACATTCATTTTATTTGTATTGACAAACGAACAAAAGGCACCGATAATAAAATTTATATTGTTTTAGAAAACGGGCAAAAGATTATTATGCCAGAAAATGTGACTAAAGTGCCAGCATTATTACTGCTTAATAATAACTACCAAGTGCTTTATGGTGATAGTATATATAATCATTTAAAACCAAAACAAGAAGTTATTACTCGTCAAGCAACAAGCAACAATATGGAGCCCATGGCGTTTTCTTTAGGAGGAGGTTCTGTTGTTTCTGACCAATTTAGTTTTTTAGATATGGGGTCAGATGAATTAGAGGCAAAAGGTAATGGTGGAACAAGACAAATGCATAATTATGTTTCATTAAATTATTCAGATAAAATTAGCACACCAAATGATGAACATGATTATAAACAACCTAAAATATCAGAGGAAATGACGATTGAAAAATTGCAACAAATGAGAGATCAAGAATATTCTAATTTAACTATGAAAAAATAATTATATATGGTAAGAACTTAAAAAAATAATAAAATATAAAATAACAAACAAATGACAACGCAATCCTCCACAATATTAACAGCCTTTAACGATCATTTTATTGAATTTGTAAATGATATTATTAATGTTTTTCCAGAAGATACAGATATATTAGCAGCAAAAAATTCATTTATTTTGATTAGAAAAGCGAATCCAAAAATGATCATAAAAATATGGAATAAATTTGTTGTTGATAAATATAAAGATGCGATTGATAATGATGATATAAGTTTTTTTATAAACAAGGATTATTCTACTGATTTAAACAATGCAGAAAATTCCGACAAAATAATGGATGCAATTAATAGATTAAGAAACCCTGTAAAGATGATGGAACCTCAAGACCAAAAAAAAGTAATGAAATATATTCAGAATTTGACAAAATTGTCTATATTGTATAATAGTATTTCGTAAATTAATATTAGAAAGTTTGATATATTATATTAATTCTACTTAGTTTGATTTAAAAAAATAAATTTATATCAAACATATAAATAATGGCAGAGTCAAGTGAAGAAAAACGTGAAATTCCCGACGAATTTACGAAAATTATTACAGATTTTGTTTTAGATATCGTGAATACATTTCCTGAATATTATCTAATCATTGATAAGTGGTGGAAGCCTCAAGAATTTAAGGATATTGCCGATTCTGATGCTCGTAATGCAGCTATTTTAACAGATGCCCAGCAAAAATTAAAAGGGTTGTTTGACCATTGCATTAGAGTTTTTCCAGAACGTTTCTTTGATATTTTATATAAAAAGACCGAAATATTTGCATCTGATTCGCAAGTAAATACAGAGTTTTTACCCGGAATTAGTTTTAAATACTTATGGCAATGCGATATCAGTGATAATACACGTGAAACAATCTGGAAATATTTGCAAATGGTTTTAATTTGCATTATTGGAAGTGTTCATAACAAAGATGCTTTCGGCGATACATCAAAATTATTTGATGCGATTAATGAAGATGAGTTTAAAGGAAAATTAGAAGAGACACTTGGCAATATGCAAAATATTTTTGAAAATATGGGTAAAGATAAAAACGGGGAATCTAGTAGCGACGATTCTGCACCCAATGTGAATATTCCATCTGCAGATGATATTCAAGGGCATTTGAATAGTATGATGGGTGGAAAACTCGGCAATTTAGCTCGCGAAATTGCGGAAGAAACGTCTCAAAATTTGAATATGGATATGGATGATGTTACGGACGTAAAAGGCGTTATTAAAAAATTGTTCAGTAATCCTGGAAAATTAATGGGATTAGTTAAAAATGTAAGTGATAAATTAGATTCGCGCATGAAATCTGGAGAGATAAGTCAAACAGAATTAATGACAGAGGCAAGCGAAATGATGAATAAAATGCAAAATATGCCGGGCATGGGTAATATTCAAGAAATGCTCGGAAAAATGGGTATGGGAGGAGCAGGTGGCATGGGTAATATTCAAGAAATGCTCGGAAAAATGGGTATGGGAGGAGCAGGTGGAATGGGAGACCTGGCTGCTATGGCCGGACTAGGAAAAAATGCTAAATTAGATGTAAATGCAATGCAGCAAAAAATGGAAAAAAATGCAAAACACGAAGCACTCAAGGAGAGAATGAAGAAAAAGGTTGAGGCGAAACATATGGAGGAATTAGTGCAAACTGCCAAAGCGGCTGCGACTGCGGCTGCTGCTCAAACGGCGCCAACTATTACAGACGAAGAACTCTTTGCTCTTTTTAAAAATGGGGAGACTGTTGAACGAACACCAAGAAACGCAAAGCCAAATGACGGTGCTGGTAAAAAGAAAAAGAAACCAAAGAAATAGATCACATGGAACATTATTGTTATAAAAAAATAAATTATTAATTGATAATTTATTTTTTATTTTTCTCTGATAAAGATTAAAGATATTATTTATAATAAAATTAAGTAATCCTATATATATAATGACAACAACATTTTGGTCCAATGATCCTACTATTCTATTAAATAAAGATTACATTCTACAATTATGGCCTTCTCCAACATTTTCATATGAAGAAAATTTGAATGCAATTAGCAGAATTGTGATTATATTGACAATTTTAGGGTTTTTAATAACCATGTCAAAAAATTTATTGTTTGTTGGATTAATAACACTTTTTCTTATTTTTGTCTTGTATAAATTGCGCAAACAAAAGATTACAAAGGATATGTTAGATTCCAAAGAAGGATTTAGTGGAATTGATGTCAAGAATCAAGAAGCCAGAATTATTACACCAGATACTTTAAAAACTTATTTGAAATCGGATTTTGAAACAACATCAAAAAAAAATCCACTAGGTAATGTGCTTCTTACAGAAATAATGGATAATCCAACTAGAAAACCAGCTCCGCCATCTTTCAACACGGAAGTATATGAAGACATTAATGTTTCAACAAAAAAAATGATTCAAACGTTGAATCCTGGAATCAAAAATACTAATAAACAATTATTTGGAGATTTAGGAGAACAATTTGAATTTGATCAATCGCAGTGGTCTTTTTATTCTACACCAAACACCAAGATTCCAAATGATCAGGGCGCATTTGCTGATTATTTATATGGTGACATGCCAAGTTGTCGTGATGGAAATGCTTTTGCATGTGTGCAAGATAATATTCGGTATAACTTGTATTAAATCAGTTAATTAAAAATAATCCTAATCCTAATTTTATAAATTATAATACTTTTGTTTAGTAAAAAAATAAATGTATTATATATAAATGGCATTTGTTACTAACTATACTTTTGATAACATGAGCAGAATTGGAAATGATACTTGTTTTCAAGATCAAGAAACAATTCAGAATATAAGTGCATGCAATTATACATTACAAAATTATTTTGCTAATGATTGCACTATGAAAAAACCAATTGCTTTAGCTACTTCTCAGCCATGTGTGTTTTATAATGGACCTAGTAGCGTCGGCTCTGGCGGATGTGTCGTTGATGACAGTTCCAACTTATTAATTGGTAGCATTCAAACGCATCCTAAATGCAAAATTGATTTATTTCAACGCCCATTTGCAACAGTTCCTTATTTAGGTCGCGGTTCAGTGTGTCCGATTTTAGAGGCACAAATTCAACAAGGAGAGCTTTTAACTAATAAGCGCAGTGTTAATAAACTTGCTGAAAAGAGCTACATTAAATATCAGAATACGCCATTATTATCAAGCGTGAAAGACCGCGTAACAAATCCGGCATATTGCGTTGAAGGTGTTGCATCCGAAGGATGGATTCGTGGCGGAGTTCCTTCTCGCGAATTAACGAGAGACCGCGATTACTATGCGGCGCACACAAACAATCAATATGTTTAACCACCTTTTTAAAGGTTAAAAATAAAAACACAAAAACGATATAAACAATAAAAACAATATAAACATCAAATTATTATTATTATATGTATAAATCAAATTTTACTTGTACATATAGTTTTTACGACCCTGTTCTAAGGGATTGTTATCATAAAGAAGATAAATTTAATTTAGAAGACGTTGAAGAATTTGCCGACATGTCTGAACTGGTGTATCATGCAGAATTATTGCAAGTTTTAAATATATCGGCAACACCATTATATTCTGGAAACATTGAATTTAATACGGAACAAATTCTTGAATTATATAATCATGTAAAACCAAATACACAATTTATAGAGTGTATTGAAAAGGCAAAAGACCACCATTCTTGCGAGAATTTAGAAATTGCATTTATGGTGTTATTTTCTTATGATTATTTTTTTTTAACGCATAGATGTGTGTGCGATTTTTTAAATACTGGAAAAATAAACGACTCGCATATTACTGCTTTGAAAAATGCAATAAAATGAAAAAAAATAAATCTATTCGTGTAATATAAAATGGCATCTACACGAAACATTAATACACCTGGAAATTACAATTTGGAGCAAAGACAGTTTAAGCAATCTGAAATTTACACATTGTATCCTAACTCGCAATACGGTGCAGCATATGATACACGGTTGCCTGGAAATGGCGTTAATCCCGCACAAATTCCTTGGAATCAATTATCAAGCAATGCTCCTGACATTGAGTCTTTTTTATTTGGAATTAATTCTACAAATTTAGTAAAACCCGCGGGTCCTTTATATCCCGAATTAAAGACACTTGAAACTGCTAATTTTTTTAAGAAAGAAGCTACTTTGATGCCAGAACCTTTAGCGATTGAAAAAAATCAACGTCCTTTTCCTACACCAAATTAAAAAATATGCAATTTTACCTGATTATGTATTAATATTATTTTTAAAATATGTTTCCTTTTTATATGAGTAACATAAATTCAAATAATATTACTAGCACAAATATCACTACCACAAATTTAACGGTGACAAATATAAATGGTGTGCCAATTTCTAGTATTATTGGTGGATATTATCCATGCCCTTCTTGTGATGGAAATGGATGTGACCCAGATATTGGTTGTGGGGAGTGCAAGTCATGCGAACCATTTGTTCCTGATGCATGTGATTGTTATATTCCTCCTAGCGGAAAAGGTGGGACGGGGCCCACTGGCGATATAGGACCAACAGGACCAACTGGTGATGTTGGACCAATGGGACCAACTGGTTATACCGGACCGCAAGGAGATTGTTCAAATACGGGGGCCACTGGACCAACAGGTCATGTTGGACCAACGGGCGCAACAGGACCGCAAGGAGATTGTTCAAATACGGGCGCAACAGGACCAACGGGTTATACAGGACCAACGGGTTATACAGGACCAACGGGTTATACAGGTCCAACGGGTTATACAGGTTATACAGGTTATACTGGGCCAACTGGGCCAACTGGTTATACTGGTCCAACTGGTTATACAGGTCCAACTGGTGATACCGGTCCAACGGGTTATACTGGTCCAACTGGTGATACCGGTCCTCCAGGCCCTACACCAGTAGCTGATTGTTGGGGAGATTATCTTTATTGGAATAATCAAATAACTCCTGGAGAATGGACTGTTGGAGATTCAAATATTACAATTGGGTGTCATGCTGGAGAAACAAACCAAGGAACAAATGCAGTTGCATTGGGTTTTTTTGCTGGAAATTATTTTCAAGGAACTAATGCTGTTGCAATTGGTAATAGTGCTGGACAAAATAGTCAAGGTAGTTTTGCTATAGCAATTGGAAATGGTGCTGGAAATACAGGGAATGGGCTTGATGGCCAATTTGCGATTGCCATTGGAAATGCTGCTGGAAATAATATTCAACACGATAATACAATAGCTATTGGTAACAGTGCTGGTCAAGAATCGCAACAAGTAAATTCAATTGCTGTTGGATTTTTAGCTGGACAAACAAATCAAAGTGCTAATTCGGTTGCGATAGGTGTTAGTGCTGGTGCGGACTCACAATTAGGACAATCTGTTGCAATTGGTTACAATGCTGGGCAGACATTTCAAAACGCTAGTGCAGTCGCTATTGGTAATCAAGCCGGTCAAGGGACCCAAGGTCTTGGTGCAGTCGCAATTGGGTTTCAAGCTGGAAGTAGCAATCAATCATCAGATGCAATTGCAATTGGTGATGTCGCCGGTAGAAACACGCAAGGTGGCAGAGCAATTGCAATAGGGAATTCAGCTGGAACTCTTTTGCAACAATTTTACGCAGTTGCAATTGGAGCAGGCGCTGGTCAACAGTATCAGGGAGTTAGTTCTGTGGCTCTTGGACAAAGCTCTGGATTCAAGGGACAAGGTCAGGCAGCGGTTGCAGTTGGTCCTAGTGCCGGTGGAAATACTCAAGGGATAAGCGCAGTGTCAATTGGTAATAGTGCTGGATTTAATACTCAAGGCTCGGGAGCGATCGCTGTAGGTTATACAGCTGGGTTTGATTCTCAGGGAACAAATGCAATTGCAGTTGGAATGCGCGCCGCATGTTCTGGACAGGGGGAAACCGCGATTGCAATAGGTTCTTTTGCTGGAAATTCAAATCAAGGACAAAACGCTGTAGCGATTGGTTCTCAAGCAGGACAAACACGCCAAGGCACAAATTCTGTCGCTATTGGTTATTTAGCTGGCGCGACAAATCAAGCAACTAATTCCATTGCCATTGGTTATTTAGCGGGTGCCACAAACCAAACCACCAATTCAATCATTTTGAATGCAAGCGGAAGCGTATTAAATGGCACGCAACAAGGCTTTTATGCAAAACCTATTAGGTCGGCCACTGCACCAAACGGTCTTTTTTGGGATTCCGTGACTGGAGAAATTGTGGCAACAGCTTCAGCACCGGTTCCAATAATAGGTGCCGATTGTTTTGGCGATTATTTATATTGGAATAATCAGACAACTTCAGGAGCATGGACAGTTGGTGGAGACAATATTACAATTGGGTGTCATGCTGGAGAAACAAACCAAGGAACAAATGCAGTTGCATTGGGTTTTTTTGCTGGAAATTATTTTCAAGGAACAAATGCTGTTGCAATTGGAGCCAATGCGGGGCAAACAGTACAGGGCCAAAATGCTGTAGCAATTGGGTTACAAGCGGGTCAAAGTGGTCAAGGCACCAACGCCGTTGCCATTGGTTCCCTCGCAGGTGCTTCATTTCAAGGACAAAATGCTATAGCTATTGGTCTGCAAGCTGGTCAATTTACGCAAGGGTCTGGAACAATAGCAATCGGATTTCAAGCAGGGCTAGACCCGCAAGGAACAAACGCAGTGGCGATTGGAGTTTTAGCTGGAGCGACAAATCAAGGAACAAATGCTGTAGCTATTGGAGCCAATGCGGGAAGCAGCAATCAAGGTCAAAGTTCTGTTGCTATTGGTTCTCTTGCAGGTTCTTCATATCAAGGTCAAAATTCTGTTGCCATCGGTTTGCAAGCTGGGCAACTTACACAAGGAACAAATGCCATTGCAATTGGAGTTTTAGCGGGAAGAACAATTCAAAATCAGGATGCAGTTGCAATTGGTAACCAATCTGGATTATTTAATCAAGGTTCTGCCGCAGTAGCAATGGGAATTCAATCGGGTAGAACGTTTCAAGGTTCTGGCGCAATCGCAATTGGTGCATTTGCAGCATCTAACACACAATCCCCAAATGCAATTGCAATTGGGTCACAAGCGGGGAATACAAATCAAGGATCCGCTGCGATATCAATTGGCTATCAAGCAGGCCAAAATTCTCAAAATTCTGGGGGGCTTGCCATTGGACTTCAAGCTGGATCATCAAATCAAGGCACTAACGCAGTTTCAATTGGAACAAGTGCTGGATCAAATACTCAAGGTCAAAATTCTGTTGCCATTGGTGTTCAAGCTGGACAAAATTCTCAAACCACTGGAGCCATTGCAATCGGGATTCAATCTGGAACATCAAATCAAGGTTCTAATGCAATTGCAATTGGTGTTCAAGCAGGAAGAACATTTCAAGGTTCTGGTGCAATAGCCATTGGTTCTTTTGCAGCTCAATGGACTCAAGGTAATTTTGCCATTGCAATTGGACCTGGCGCGGGAAATACAAATCAAGGATCTAGTACGGTTGCAATTGGAAATAGTGCTGGAACGTCGTTTCAAGGTTCTGCTGCAATAGCAATTGGAATTAACGCTGGATCAAACACACAAGGATCTAATTCGGTCGCAATTGGAACTAATGCCGGTCAATTAACCCAGGGGGGTCATGCTGTAGCGATTGGTTCAAATGCTGGAAACTATAGTCAAGGCGCCAATGCCGTTGCAATCGGTGGCGGGAACTCTGGAAGTGGTGCGGGGCAGACACTTCAAGGCAGTCTAAGTGTCGCAATTGGCCCTAGCGCGGGCGGGCTTAATCAAGGAGGAAGTGCAGTTGCCATTGGATTTGGGGCCGCTACTAGCACCCAGGGTTCTAGTTCGATAGCAATTGGAGTTAACTCCGCTTCCAGCAGTCAGAGGGGAGGGTCAATAGCAATTGGTCCAAGCGCTGGTCAAATCACTCAAGGCGGTGGGGCGTCGGGGTCAGGGGTAGGAAATGCAATAGCAATTGGAAATACAGCTGGACAAATTGCTCAAAGTCAATATGCTATTGCAATTGGATATACTGCTGGTCAAGGGACTCAAGGCGATGGTTCTATAGCGATTGGATTTAGATCTGGACTATCAAAACAAGCTGGAAATGCCATTGCAATTGGATATACTGCTGGTCAAACAACTCAGGGAGATGGAGCAATTGCTATAGGGTCTGGCACAAATGCAATTGGGTCAAATAATGGAGCTGGTCAAAATGCTCAAGGTATAAGCGCAATTGCGATTGGAAATCTAGCGGGTCAAAATACCCAAGGTAATTTTGGAGTTGCAATTGGTTATTCAGCTGGATCAACATCTCAAGCATCTGCTGCAATTGCAATTGGTTATTTGGCTGGATCAACGGGTCAAGGAACTAACGCGATTGCCATTGGAACTAATGCGGCAATAACTGGACAAGGGAGAAATGCTATTGCTATTGGAGGAGGAAATAATAATGGTGCTGGATATGCAAATCAAGGAACAAGTGCTATTGCATTTGGTGGAAGTGCTGGTCAATCATATCAAGGTGCTGGTGCTATTGCTATTGGGCAATCTTCTGGTGTTATTACCCAAGGCACAAATGCTATTGCCATTGGAATTAACGCAGGTCAAACCAATCAGGGAACTAATGCAATTGCCATTGGATATCAAGCTGGCAATGGAACTCAGGGGCAATATGCAGTTGCAATTGGTTATCAAGCTGGATATACTGGACAAGCACCTTATTCAATTGTATTAAATGCAAGCGGTGCGCCCCAAAACGCGGGATCTACTGGGTTTTTTGTGAATCCTATTAGAAATGTAACAAATACGAATACGTTATTCTACGACACTTCAACTAATGAAATCACATATGGTTCGGGTATAACTGGGCCAACGGGCCCTCAAAGCACGGTAACAGGACCTACGGGAAGAACAGGACCCACCGGTTATACAGGACCTCAAAGCACAGTAACAGGACCCACCGGGCCTCAGAGCACAGTAACCGGGCCAACGGGCCCTCAAAGCACGGTAACAGGACCCACCGGGCCTCAGAGCACAGTAACTGGTCCTACAGGACCTCAAAGCACAGTTACAGGACCCACCGGTTATACAGGACCCACCGGTTATACAGGACCTACGGGAAGAACAGGACCCACCGGTTATACGGGACCTCAAAGCACAGTAACAGGACCCACCGGGCCTCAGAGCACAGTAACCGGGCCAACGGGCCCTTGTTGCACAGGACCCACCGGGCCTCAGAGCACAGTAACTGGTCCTACAGGACCTCAAAGCACAGTTACAGGACCAACTGGACCATACTCTGTAAGTTCAAATTATGTTGGTGAATTTGCAAATACTGCATCGCTTTATTTTATTATAACTGGTTCAATAACAGATGCAACATATAATACCACGCTAGTTTCAGTTGGAGGAGTAGCTTTAGCTAGCAATAATCAAAGAATAAACATTCCTGTAACTGGCATTTATGAAATAAATTATCATATTAGTATTACAAGTTCAAGTGGTGGATCAACCATAACTGTGCCAGAGATAACTTTTAACACATATATTAATGTATATGCGGGCTCAAGCGGGGGTACGGGGACTGCTATTGCTAGTTTTGTAGATGAAATTGTTGCTGGATGGAGTGGACTTTCAGACGGCCAGTATCGTTTTAATTATACCAATTTGCCATTAAATCGCACATATATAGCTTCATTAACAGCAGGACAATATGTAACAATAGCAGCAAACCAAGCTAGTGGGCAGTTAATGGACCTGTGTTTAATTACAACATCCGTTAAAATGGTGGCGCAAAATATAGGAACTACGGGACCAACTGGACCTACGGGACCAAAATCATTTATTATAGATCATCCACTAGACTCTTCAAAATATTTGATGCATGCATGCTTGGAAGGTCCAGAATCTGGTGTATATTATCGTGGTAAAGGTGCAATTACAAATAATCTTTATGCAATTATTTATTTGCCTGATTATGTATGCGCATTTGCTAGAGACTTAACTGTTCAGATAACACATATTTATGATGGAACTATTAAAACATATTCTACAACAGAGATATTAAATAATAAATTTACAGTTCATGGTGAAAATGGTAAATTTTATTGGATAGTTCATGGATCAAGAGGTTCATTTGATGTTGAGCCAAACAAATCAACAACTGTAGTAAAAGGAAATGGTCCTTATAGATGGATTTAATATTCATTTATTTATTTATTCATTTATTCATAAAATTATCAAAAAATAATTATATGAATTATACATGTTTCATTAAAGAATATGTTCCCTCAAAAGTTTATTCGCTTGGCTTTCCCAGGTTAGCTTAGAAGCCCACTCATAATTACGCTGAATTACTTTTTCTCTCTTGGGTGCATCTTCCATAATAGAAAATAGTTGGGTAAGAGCCTCGTCTTGCCATTCTTGAGTGGTAGTATCGCCTTCTATGCAAACACCCCTATCACCAACTGTATTTTGTAGGGCAGCGAGTCCATTTGTTATTGCCAAAGTTTTTGACAATGCCGCTTCAACTGCAGTTAAGCAAAAGGTTTCCATAAAAGTGCATGGATAAAGCCAGTATTCAGATGTAGCCCATGACTCTGAAAGAACCGATTTACTTACCCAACCATAACAAGTTATATTCATTTTCATCTCTTTCAACATCAATTCCGAGAGAAGATCTCTAATCTGTTGCATCATTACAGGTTCTACTGAATTCACCCATTTTCCATTAACGTCAGAGTATATGTGCAGATTTGCTTCAGGATATCTTTCAACAATTTTTGGCCACATTTGAAGTAACTGTAATAGACCGCGGTTTGGAAAGGAAGAATAGATAAACTTATTCTCCACTTTGGGAAAGTGGAGCAAAGACTCTTCAACCTTTGGAAAAGGTTGCGCCAAATCATCCACTTTGGGAAAGTGGAGCAAAGACTCTTCATTATTTTTTGCTCCACTTTTCTCAAAAGTAGCAGTGACACCGTAATAAAAATGCGTAGTTCTATCTTTAAACTGAGGAAATATTTTAAGGAAATATTCAACATGCCACTCACTCAAACAATATATTTTTTTCAATTTATCGTGGATTGGTATTATTAAACCAGATGGAGTCAAATCGTGCAATACCAGATGCAAATTTGTAACCTTTCCATAAATTGCAACAGGAATATATTCAGAAAACCGGCTTACAATGCAAGTATGGATTGGAATATTTGCTGCAAAAGGAGGATATTGTGACAATGGAATATATTCAACCCCTTCAAAAGTAGAATGTTTTAAACAGTTGCAAAAAACTACGACTTGAAAATGCCCATGTTTTTGTATATAACGCGCCATTTCAATAATATAAGTTTCCGAACCACCAATACCTTTTACAAGAATATCAGAACCAGTCCAAGGTTCAAACCCACCATCCGCTACAAAACACAATAATGGTTTTTCTGAACGATTCACAATTTCCAAAGGACCCATCATTTGATTAAGTTTTAAAAATATATTGTGCCATGACACGATTACTGCATACATATCTGCATCGGGTTTATTTTTCTCTAAAAATAATCGCGCGCATTTCTCTCCCAATTGGAAATCTAGAAACTCATAACATAATTGTGTTAAAAATTTTGGTAGAAAATGAAAGCTTAATGTGGGTTTTAAAGAATATTGACAATGGATCGGATATCCGATTTCAAATGCGCGTTTAAAGTATTCAAATGCATTTCGTCTATCACCATCCAAATAAAAATGAATACCTAAAAAATATAATGAGTCTGGGCGACTTGGATCAAGTTGATATGCTTTTAAATAAAGCGCTTCGCATTCAGGCCATGGCTTTTGCAATTTAAAATTTGCAATACGCGCAGCTTCAAATACCGCATCAATTTTCTCTTGTATGAATCCTTGAACAGGATGATTTGCGCGTTTTAAGAAATAAAAATATGCCTTATCATATTCTTCCAGTAAATTATAAGTTTGCGCAAGATAATAAAATGAACGCGGATTATCAGGATCATCTTTCACTTCCTCATAAAGTAGTTTCAAATCTAATTCTTTTCTATTCATAGTTCTTTCTTCCATATAATCAAATCTACCATCCATAATATTCGCCATTAAAAAGGGAACAACAACATTCATATTATCGTTATCTTGAATTACTTCGTGTATTTTGAACTTGTATTTTAATTTTCTATCCGTTTTTAAAATGCGATTGGAACCATATTCAACGTCATCGCTTTTAATATATAACGTAAAAGAATCTGCAACTTGATCACCTCTAACATCATTTAAAAAGCATCGCAAGTCTCCATTAATACTGTATGTATCATCCAACATCAATGTAAATTTGCACGTAGTTCCAGCCAACTCCAATAAGCGATTGCGACTATCACGAAAATTAATAAATGGTTCTTGATATAAATCTCCCTTTTTCTTTCCAATAAGAACGCGATTAATAATATCAAGTGTTTCATCCGTGCTGCCAGTATCTAAAATTGTCCAGCGGTCAATTAAATGCATATTTGCATTCAACATGTCTTCAAATTGTTTGCCACCATTTTTTACCATAATGCACAAGTGAATCAAATTATCATAATAAAGTTTTTCATTTTTGATATAGTAAAAAAACTCCCTCTTAAACCTATCGTGTAAATGTTTGGGAATATGCAATGCCAAATTCGTGTTTGTAAGTTCATAAATGTGTTGGTATAATCCGGTATTTAAAAGTTTTTGATTTAAATTAGTCAAAATAATCGGATTATATTTTTGAACAATTGTTTCATCAATGTCGTCATAATTTTCGGAAAACATAATAATGGGTTCATTTTCAGATATATTCTGTGTCAAATCAAAATCCCATTTAACATTTTGCATGCCAAAATTGGCGACATTTGTGCGGACATTTTCGGTGTGTTTTTCCGCAATGTTAAGTAAATAAACCGCATCATAATGCATTGCTGAATTGATGGCAATAAACCCGCCATGAGACTGACTGAAAAAAAGGCACCGGCGAGCTAGTGGCGACAGATCTTTCAATAATGCAATAATTCGCTCATATAATCCCAAATTTTCTCTTATGCGTAAATTATTGTATTCATTGTGAATAATTGTGTTAAATTCATTAGAATTTACGTGAAATGTTTTTTTGTTTAGTTCAACGCTAATATTCATTATTCTACTTTAAAAATAAATATGTTTTTATGTTTATTTTTAAACTATTTGTATTTTATCAACCTTTACTAAAGGTTGAGCCAAATATACTTTCTTAAAGGTTGATTTAGTATTCCGGCGTATGTTTCTTAAATAAACACCCCTGAGATGTCATCCCTTTAACTTCACCAGTAACAATACTAGGATTCTGGTTTGCACAAGTAGACATCCAAATTTTTATTATACAGAAATTTTTTTTTGGTGAAATGGTAATTCCGGTTACATTGGAAACAAATGATGATTGTGAGCTAATTGATTCACCAACGAGAACATAACTAAGCTCCTTCCAAACTTCATAAACTGACTTGTTTGAAATCTTATAAGAGAAACAACCTCCCGCTCTGTTTTTTGGATCCTCCCAGATTGGCTTAATACCATCTCTCATAAGGAACATCATACAGTTCTTAACCAAAACATCAGGTAATGTTTCAGTAAGGGCAATTGCATCTTCTACTGTTCCCATGGTATAAATCTTTTTGTAACTGCTAATGCTCCAATCTGTATCATGAGGCAAATGTGCCCACATTGTCCACTTATTTGCCAGTGCATGATATTCGCTACTATTTGTATCTGTTTCCATTGTAGTTTGCGGAGTTACCATTTATATATTATCTATCAATTTTTTTTTATATTGTTTTAATATTTTATTATTGCTTAATTTATTATTCGGCATTTCATGTGATTCTTTATTCAACGTAACTATCCAATTATTTTCCCCGCTAATTATTTTCCCCGCTAATTATTTTCCCCGCTAATTATTTTCCCCCGCTCTACTTATAACATCCAATACAGTCATATTAGACGTGTCAATATAAATAAATGGTTTTACAGTGTAATCGTCTTCAGACAATATAATTTCATTCTTTTCAGTGAATGTTTTAACATTTACATTATGATCAATAATACCCAATTCATATATTCCGGTTATTTCATCGCATTTTACCCTATGCTGGATTTTCAATAAATATGCAATTAATAGAATATTAATTTTATTCCCAACAACATAATAATTTTCTACATCATTTGACAGTTTAATTGGATACTTTGTGCCCTTAATTGTTACATTTAACGACATAAATGAAAATTTGCACGGCTTGTAATCAAATTTCAGTGGAAATTTTGGTATTCCAAAAAATAAAACTCTGTTCGTTTTTGGTGATTGATCCGTAACATTATCATAATCAGAAAACATGATAAAATCATATAATAATAGTTGATGCACCGAAACATATTTTCTATTTGTTGAAATCATAACCTCGTTGAATTTAATAATATCAATCTCGCTTTTCTTGTTAATTCTATCAATAAATGATTTAATCTGTTTTAGATGAGGATTATTATACAATTTTTTAATATGCATTTCACAGTGGCTGTAAAATAAAATTGCATAGAATGACCCATTTAATAATGCCGTATGATATTCATTTGGAAAAAAATATTTAATAAAAACGTGAGCACCAAGACCGGTAATAAGAACATTAAATATGAACATTATAAATAGATAAATAGTATATAAATTTTTAAACTGTTTTAATTTATATACTTTGATTAATAAAATTTTTAAGCATTTGTAAAGCTCTCATATGCCGGAGACGTGGAATAATTTGGTATAAAATTTTTTTTTATAACGGGTGATGCTTGCGGGGATTGGGTTGTAGTCGTGGTTTGCATGCTTGCTGCGCCAATTGACGCATTTAAACCAAAAATATATAACAACATTGCTACAACAAAGGTCATTAATATAAATGGAATAAAAACAATTATCCATGAAATAACACCTAAACCACCTTCACATAATCCATTTAATAACAATGTAACCAAAATTGAAACAACAAATTTCATAAACGCGGTATTATAAAGGCCTTTGAACATATCAATTAAAATTTGAGCAAGTGAAAAAACTACATAAATTAATGCTGGAGGACACAATTTGAACATTACTTATATTATACTAATAAAAAAAAGGCTCTCCATTCTTTAAATCTCCAACTTTCTTTCCTGGATCTCCGTCTTTATCAACTTCATAAATTGGACCATTTTCCTCGTTTGTTGCAAAATAAGTAATATCTTCAATTTCAATTTCAAAAACCTCTTCCTCTTCTTCTTGCTCCTCAGCCTCATTTTCAGTATCCATTTCTTCCTCTTCCTCTTCCTCTTCCTCTTCCTCTTCCTCTTCCTCTTTTTCATCTTCTTCTACTTGTTCTGGAGCGAGCCGGAGCGATAGCGAAGGTGAGCGACTGAAATCCGTAACGTTAGTGAAGGATTCCTCAGCCTCTTCCTCCTCCTTTTCTTCCTTTTCTTCCTCTTCCTCCTCCTTTTCTTCCTCTTCCTCCTCCTTTTCTTCCTCTTCCTCCTTTTCTTCCTCTTCCTCTTCTTCCTCTTCCTCCTTTTCTTCCTCCTTTTCTTCCTCTTCCTCATCTAATTCCTCATCTAATTCCTCATCTAATTCCTCATCTTCTTCATCATCTTCCTCTTCCTCATCTTCTTCATCTTCTAATTCCTCATCTTCTTCATCTAATTCCTCATCTTCTTCATCTAATTCCTCATCTTCTTCTTCCTCTTCTTCATCTAATTCCTCATCTTCCTCTTCCTCTTCAAAAGTTTGTTTTACAACTCGCAAACGCTCATTTTTAGATGTCGCTTCATTTTGCAACAATATTTGTTCAATTGTGCAATCAGTGTCGTTATTTGTTGATTCAGAAACCTCTTCAATATTTAATGAAATATTCTCTTTAGAAATCTGAATCTTGGCATTATTTTTTTGCAATGTTTCCAATTCCTTTTTATAATATTCCATTTCCACTTTACATTTTTCAAGTTCTCTGGTTAAATGCAAATGAGTGTAATCATACATTAAATTATTAATTCCCTTTTTAACTACACTACTTACATCATTTAAAATTGGTTGAATATCTATTATTGTTGGTAGCTGCGACATTAGTTGATAGTTATATTAGTAAATTTCGTTTAATATGATTTAAAAAATAATTTATCAATATGTATAAACCATGGACAATATTACAATTATATGTGAATCTGAAGCATCAGAGAAGATCCAGATGATTATGCGACAAACTAATTATGACCATATCACTGCTAGAGAGAAATTGATAGAGCATAATGATGACCCAATAAAAGTAATTAAATTATTTATGGGAATAAAAGACAAGCCCAAGCTTCCACCAAAATCTTTAAACCAAGAAATATATAGACAACTTAGACATAAATTAGACGATTCTATTCGTCCGTATAATACCGAACAAGAATCAAAATTAAAGACTGAAATAAAAAATAATAACAAATAAAAAATTAGAAAAAAAGAATAAATAAATAAAATTATAGTTTTTATTTATTTATGCGGAAGCCATGCCAAATCTCTCATTTACAATATTATTTTTAGTTTGTTGCTTTTTCTGCAATCGCTTTTTCAATTGGTAATTATTTGATGGAATAATTTTATTATTAATGATGAAATCGTCATTGTCTTCATGAAATTCGGGCAATATTCTTGTCAATGGTTTATCTACAATTAAAAATAGTCTTTCTGATTTCAACAAAGAACGATACTCCTGAATAGTTAAATTTCCATAATATCGTTCCAACATGTAATGTGGGTTTGGTGCGGGTTTAATATTCTTTGAATATTGGTATATTTTTGAATAAATATGATTAATCAAATAATAACGCTCAAATTTTGTTGAACTATCAATATTTTCCTCCATCAAATGGGCTGTTGCACATTCCGGACTACAGAAACATCCATAAACATGATACGAATCTTTAATAAAATGTTTTGGAATGTAAATAGGTGGATTATCAAAATCATATGAGCACCAAAAACACGCCGATTTTTTATCCGAAATATTATTTATATGCAAATTATGTTCAAGTGTTTTAAGCTTTCTCCATATCTCCTTTGTTTCACAATTTTCATCATCATGAATATCATTGTAGTTAATATTTTTAATACTGGTTGATCCAATATTTTCCATATTTGGCGTTATTATATTATTATCTTCATCTGGTTTATTTACAATTTCATAAAAACATTCATTCTTTGGTCCAGAAAATGTAAAAGATTCAATGTTAGCAGAAGTAAAATTTGAATTATAATCTCCTGTCAATTGCAGATCTTTTACCGAACACTTTAAATGTAAAATGATATTTGGTTTAGTTTCTTTTTGTTCCACAACTGGTAAATTTTGTTGTATTATTTTTCCTCCCTTGGGTTTTCTACCTCGTTTTTTTCCACCTGGTTTAACAACAACATTTTCATCATCATTTGATGGTTGCAATAAATCAGATATATTATCGTGTTCCGCAGAATCATCGTTGCATATTTGTAATTCAATATTATTAACAGGAGTTGAAGAAAAAATGACAAGATTCTCAGAATTCTTTTCTTTTTCTATTTCCTTTTCTTTTTCTTGACTAGCAAGAATTTCCTTCTTTGATCTTCGTCCGCGCTTTGGTTTTATAGCCTCCTCCGAAACTTTACTCATTTTATACTATAACTAACCTATTGGTTTTAATTTAAATCGTTTTAATAAATATTTAAAAGACTTAACAATTCTTTTCATAGCAATTGCGGCAGACTGGGATATAATTATCCGAACCAACTAAGGTCTGTTGTTTTTCTTTTGACAAACGAAGAGAGAATACACCAAATGTGCCATTTTTACAAAGAGAACATAATGATGTTAGTTTTGTTACCTTGTCACATAGTGGAATCAAATCTAAAATTTGTCCAAACCGTTTTCTCTCAAAGTCTCCATCCAATCCAGCAATATATATCTTTTTATTTTCTTTCAGCATATCAACGACGCAATCATGCAAATCATCAAAGAATTGCCCTTCATTGATCAAAATAACTTGCGCATCTTTTAGTTTAATATGATTTGCCGAGTTATCATTAAATGTATCTATATCTTGATTGCCCCAAACACTTCTTATACTTGCAGTTTGAATGCATGGGATCATAATTTTATCATGAGTAGAAAGCAATGAATCATGGTATCTTTTATCTACACAATGATTTATTACAGCAACAGGAATATTGCAAAATGAACATTTTTTATATATTTCCAACAGCTCTGATGTTTTGCCCGAAAACATGGGACCCAATATTAATTCTAAATAACCTGTTGCGTTAGACATATCTCGTTGATTGTTCATTAATATAATTGGGATAATTTAAATTTCAATTTTTTGTTTATTTTTAAATTAATTTTAAACTATATATTAAAAACTATAATATAAGTTAAATAAATGAGTAGCATTCCTTGGGTTGAATTTTATAGACCATCAAAATTTGACGACGTAGTATTAGACCCGCTAAACAAAACAATAATGAAAAATATTATAGAGACTTCATATTTTCCACATTTATTACTTTATGGGCCACCTGGAACTGGTAAAACGTCTAGTGTAATGATTTTAATTAATGAATATCATAAAAAGCATAATCAACGAACAAGTGAGCTAACAATTACATTAAATGCATCTAACGACAGAGGTGTGGATATTATTCGCAATCAAATAAGCCAATTTGTCAATTCAAAAACTCTTTTTGGTAAAGGCATGAAATTTGTTATATTAGATGAGGTGGATTACATGACCAAAAATGCTCAGCAAGCATTACATTATTTAATTCAAAGTTATTCTAGCACAGTAAGATTCTGTTTAATATGCAATTATATAAGTCGCATTGATGAAGGATTGCAAAACGAATTTTTAAGATTGCGATTCAACCAGCTGCCAAAAAATGACATTATTACCTTTTTACAGAATATTTCCGAAAAGGAGGCGTTAAATATGTCGGTTCAATCTTTAAATTTAATTCAAAACTTATATGGTTCTGATATGCGCAGTATGATTAACTTTATGCAATCAAATCAGAATATTATTGACAGCAATTTGAATATTATTGATGTAAATGTTTGGCAAACATTATTTAATAAGTTTGTTAATAATGAAACGCTTGTTGAATTGGATGCATATATCCAAGAAATCAGCATCGGTTATAACATTGATAAAAAAAATATAATAAAAGACTTTTTAAATTATATTATTCGTAATAAACAACATGTTATAACACAAGACAGTTTGACCTTTATGGAAAATATAATGCACTATCAAGACTGTAAAAATTCGCACTATATTTTTTATTCGTTGGGGCGCTTATCATCTTTTGTTTCTAAAGATTCATAGAGGCTCATCCTTTTATGCAACTTTAGCATAAACTCATTTGGGGGGGAAAATTTTGACGGGTCAAAACAATTTTGTTTCAAGCTATATGTTACGTCGTTACTAGCACCCCTCTTTGGTGAAGATAAGTTATTTGGGATTTGGATGAGATTACTCCTTTCATGGATGATGCATACTTTACAACCGGACATTTATATTCTATATTGATAGAAAATAAATTGAAATAAATTAACTTAAAGAATATAAAGATATCCTATTATAACTATTATGGCTACAACCATGGCGATGACTATTGACGATGAATGGAAAAATTTTATATCGCCTGATTATGATGAAACCCAATCAGACGATATTGATATTGATAATGAAATAATATCTAATTTAGATTTGGATCTTTCAGTGGCTCCTAAAGCTAGTGACATATATATTTCAACCAAATCAAAGATTGCTTATTTGAATAGGGCAATTAATTTAAAAGATGTTTTCTGGAGCGTTCCTGTTATCCCATACGCTAAACCTGCAAATGGTGTAATAAAAAAGCAAATGAAATTCAATTCTTTACTCCAAGAAGAGTTGGATATTATTACAGAAAATCTAAAGAAGGAAACGTATTTTGAAGAGCAAATTATTACTAGCATTAACAACCCAAATGGTCGCATCAAATTCAAGGATATTAGAAAGGTCAGTATTGGAATCTCCAAGAAGGATATTATGAGCTATCGTTGCAAGAAGAAGAGCGCCTTCTACAATTGTTTCGTTATGATAATGCGTATAAAAATTAAGGAAATGTTTAAGGAATTCCACATTAAAGTGTTCAATACTGGAAAAATGGAGATTCCAGGAATTCAAAATGATGAAATATTTGAGGAAGTTTTGAAAAATATTATTATTAATTTGCAGCCGTATGTGATAGAAAAACTAGAATACTTGCAAACAAGTGACACTGTTCTTATTAATTCCAATTTCAACTGTGGATTTTACATCAATCGCGAGGTGTTGTTTGATATTCTAAAATTCAAATATAACATCCAATGCATTTATGACCCGTGCTCTTATCCAGGAATTCAATGCAAATTCTACTTTAATCCACAACTAGCAGTCCAAACTGGGAGTCAAATTTCACAAGAAGATAAAGATAATAAAAAGTATAATAAGATTGTTGAGGTGTCATTTATGATTTTTAGAACAGGGAGTATTTTAATTGTTGGGATGTGCGATGAAGATGTATTGTATTCAATTTACGAATATTTGAAAAAGATGCTGTGCACAGAGTTTCACAAAATTAATCAAAAACTGATAACGGCTGAAAATAGAATTGTTAAAGATAAGAAAAAGAAAATTCGTCGCAAAACAATTCTGATCGCGATTCAACCCGTGTAATATTGCATAAATATTTGATTGTATATTTTGTATATTGTTCTTTTTTTATCTTTTTATCTTTTTATCATTATTTTATTTGTTTGAAATTTTTTGGATATAAAGTGCAGCTGACCCTCCTACCAATGATTCAATTATAGTAATAAACCAATAATAAATATCACTTATTGTCCATTGATAGCCAATATCAAAATCGCCATATATCACTTTACTTGCGAGAGACCCAATAATAACGGCCATTAATAGATGCGGTATATTGGATAATTTATTTGGCAACAGAGCACCAATGAAACCTCCTATAATTGTTGCTATTACTTGCACATAATTATGTTTATTTTGAGACAACATATACATTATTAAAATACTTTATTTTCGTTTATTGGATTGGATTGCGTTACGCAAATATCCATTTAATGAATTTTTCAGACGATTCATTTAATTTTGCATCACACGTAACATCAATAAATTTTTCCGTTATTTTTAATTCAGTAATTTTATTTAATGATTCGGGTTTTATTTTTGAATACTTTTGCATAAACATGTCTATGATTTCATAATATTTGCTTGTGCTAATTTTTTTATTCATTGACCTTATGAAATTTTCTATTATATTATATTCTTGAACTGTAAATTTATATTTTAATAACTTATTGCACGCACTTTCAATTTGTTTGATTAGGTTAGCAATAAATACATTCTTCTCTAAAAAATTCATCTCTTGCAAAGTAAAATATATAATATTTTTGAAAATGCATATATTCACATTAAGTATCTCTAATTTTTCCAACGTTTCTTTTGATATTTCACATTGATTTTTGCGAACCTCGTTAGTTATTTCAAATATAGTTTTTTTATATACAAACATTGACGCATCTCGCGAACTTAGATTCAAAAAAGTATGTTGATCATCCGAAATCTGCCCTATAAACTCCACATAAAAATAAAATGATTTTTGCCCATGGTAATATGCCATATCTAGATTTCTTGAATAATGCAATAATATTGTAAATACATGCGTTATCGTTTCTATTCCCCGCTCAATAATAAATTTATTATATTCCATATTTTTTCCACTAATATTTTCTACAATAAAACTTAAATATTCTATTAACAATAAATTATATTTATGCACGATATCACCTATTGTATTATTCAACTCACTCCTATAATTATTTGCGTCTGTCAAAGAATAATGGTTATTGCTTATTAACTGTGTATTCATTATATATTTATAATTATATTAAATTTAAATGCTTTTATTCTTATAAGTATTTAAAGACTTTTAAAATTTCTATAATATAATATGTCTGTGGAGCAACCAAAAACTGAAGCATCTAATTATAGATTACCTAGCGACATCACTTTAAAACACGCCGCAAAATTGGGCATTGTGGAAGATAAGCCAATAATGTTAGATTATTGGTCTGCATCTCTTGATAAGAAGGCTCTTATCGGTGTTAAGGAAACGGGGGAAAAGTTATTGGTGAAGAGTGAAGACGAATACACGTCACCTGTTGCCAAATTTTACAAGAGTGGAACTGAGTTTATCATTATTACTGAGAACTCTATTTATTTGGTGTCGTCTGATATTCCTACCAGAAAGATTTCTTAAATCCGCTTTAAGAGCTTAAAAAAATGAAATAAAATACTTAGGTTTAAGTATTTTATTATTATCCAACCGGAGCATTAGTGAAGGACCTTGGAGCGAGCCGAAGCGATAGCGAAGGTAAGCAACTAGAATCCGTAACGTTAGTGAAGGATTCTGTTAAATTCTTTAATTAATTCTTGTTTTGATATTGATTTTGGACCAACTGTATTGTTAAAATCGTATTTTATTGTGGATAGTTTTTGTATATTATCATCTATGCAGTTATTATTTGTGAATTTTATAAAATAATGAGCTTGAAGGCCTTTGTCTTCTGTATTTTTATCTATTGATCCCGCTTTACCACCAACACGTATAAATGAAATGTCTGGCATTTCGTCTTTCTTAACAAACTTAAAATGCTGCGGTTCTAATTTTTCTATAATATCTCTGTCATGCATCTTTTTTTCCCATATTTGAAATATGCACGGAACATTGTATTCCACGCCATCAACTAAAAACGACTTGTCGGGCAGATCAGTTTCAAAAATTAGATGAAAATTTAACGGAAATGTTTTTTTTAAACTATCCTTTTTAAAGCTTTTTGGCAATATAAATGATACACTATTGCAAAACTCACACGATTTCTTAATGAATTTAATTGCCAATGATGACTGACGACCAAACGGCGGGTTTCCTATAATGTGTATATTTTCAAATTTACCTTTAAAATTGGCGTGGTTGAATAACAAATAATCTTGTTTCGCGATTTCTTCATTTTCCGGCTCTAAATCATAAAATGCAAAATTGCTAGTTAATGATTTAATGGCTGAAATAAAAGAACCATTTCCAGCGCTTGGTTCTATTATCACGTCATTCACATTTATTTGTATATATTTTTTAACAAGGCTAATGCATAGTTCAACTGCAGCATTCTTAGTATAATATTTATCAATAGTGTTACGATTTATTCCTTTAGTTTGTTTCGCTTGTTTCGCTTGTTTCGCTTGTTTAATTTCCATACTTGTATTCTGTTCGTTTGCATTTTTATTAATTAAATCAATTTTATTATTTAACTTAACCATTTAGTTGTTATATTATACACACTTAAATTTCTAATCTGTTTATCTAAAATAAAAATAAGTCTATTTGGAGCGATAGCGAAGGTGAGCGACTAGAATCCGTAACGTTAGTGAAGGATTCGGGGTTTATATAAAGTAACGACCCAGACTATGAACTCCTATATCTGTTACTTTTAACTTTTCATTGACAGCAGTAAGCAAATGAAAAAAACTTACTGCATAACCTACAAGAATTATTAAAAAAGCATAAATATCGCTCTTGGTAATTTGTTTCTTCAAATAGTATTTATTTATAATTAACAGGTAGGAAAACTGCAATACAATAAGCAAAAATGTGTCTTGAGTTGGCGACACCAATTCATATTTATTGCCAAGATCTATCGCAAACGTCATAAATATCCAATTTACCCAAGCAAATGGTATTGCCATAGAAAATGCCTGCCAATACGTTAAATTTGCAAATGGTAATGTGACGTATTGCCCCCACATACTGAATGCCTGTCCTGTGGCAAATAAGATATAATATGCGACATATATTGCGATTTTAGAATCAAAGAACATGTTAAAATATACGAATATAATTTATTTATTTTGCATTTAATTTTTTAATTATATTGTTGAAATATAAATGGTATCCGTATTAAAAGTATTGTTATGGTTGTTTCTTAATATTATGGTTTCAGTAACTGTGATGTTGGCCATGTTTTTGCAAACTACATTAAAAGGTGCTGATGCAACTATTTATAATAAATTATTGACGACTGAATTTTGGGCTACGTCTGAATGGTTGTTCGTAGTTCCAATGCAGCGACTTGGATATACATTTTTGAATCCCGCGCAATTGGCTTTATCATCATACGTTTTTCAATTTTTAGGCCAATTATTTAGCAATCAGTTTTGGTTGAAAATTTCTACAACGATTGATGACTATGTGGGCATGGTATTAATATTAGCTGGAATGGCTGTCTCTAAATTTGCATTGCTTGGTTAAACTCATCCGGAAATAAAAATTATAATATATTCATGTAGTATATAAAGATGCCTAACGGAAGTTTTTGGGTCGGTAAAGGTGGTTTCAACTATAAAAAGAGCGGTGGTGCCGGTGGAAGACGCAACTTTGCACTCGGTTTAATCACAAATCAACAGTCTGATGTAGATAACACATATGTTCCTGGTTCTGGAGTCGGGGCTTCTAGCATCGCAACTAGACGCGCTAAATTGAATCATGCAACCAGCTGCACTGCGCAATATCCTTGCAATAAATCTTTTGCGCGTCTTGGACTACAATCCAGTGGTGGATCCAATGTTTATGCGTTAAATTGGTATTTGAAATAATTTAAACGCATTGTAACGTATCTTAATAGAATACCGTGATTGAATTAATAGGAATAATTTTATTAGCGTTGATTGGATGTTCTATAATTATAGGTATTTGTGTTTTATTAGTTATTAGTTTTTATAGTTGTCGCTATTTATGGCAAAAGTGTAATAAAAAAGTTGGGTTATTGGCAAATGCATTATAAATTATAAATTATATATTGGCATAATTTATAATGAAGAAAATGTGTAAAAGACGAACAACTGTAAGAAAATTTAGAAAATCTAGTAACAAATCTAGACAAATGAGAAGGAATCCTTCACTAACATTACGGATTCCAGTCGCTCACCTTCGCTATCGCTCTGGCTCGCTCCAAACTAGGAGATATAAAAGGGGCGGGAATAAAGTAAAATGCTGCATGTGTGAAAAAACAGTTGCAATTGATGGGTCATTACAACCAAGAGCATGTCTAGAGAAACACGGATCTGCATCTCACAGAATTTGTCAAGACTGTTGGTGGAATGCTGAATCTGGTTTCGCGAGAGAAGGAGTATCGCATGAATGTCCTGGCTGCAAAAAAGGACTGCCTTTAACATTAGTAAAACCATCTACTACAGTTAATACGGTTATTGATTTGACGGATGATGCTTAAATTAAAAGGAGGGGGGTCCTAATTGGAGTTAAAATTGCCGTTAAATGTTGATGGCCGTTGTCCAGCAGGGTATCTGGATGCTGGGAACGAGGTGTAAGCTTGCCTGGGATTTGATGTAAATGATGGGCGAAGATTACCGTACGTTTGCCACTGCAACGTCTTATAATAAGCTTGTGAATTGACAAAGTCTAACGGTCCTTGGTTTGCTTGTGTCTGTAAATTATACCATAAATAGTGTGTAACGCCAACTTTGTTGGGGGTGCCTGCTTTCAATGGTCCTAAACCTGAATTTGCATCACTATGATTGATGTAAGATTGAATGCTTCTAACTTTTCTAGGCCGTCCTGACATTTTTTTATATATTTGCGTTAGATTTTATTTTTTAATCTTTATCAAAAAATAAAGATTAAAAATTGTTAGCCTCCTATGGGGATTGAACCCATGACCTTTTGCTTACAAAGCAAACGCTATACCACTAAGCTAAAGAGGCAATAAATTTGTTACCATATATGCTGACAAACTATACACACCAAAATAAAAAAAAATATAACCCACCCGAGACTTGAACTCAGAACCTTTGACTTAGAAGGTCAACGCGCTATCCAATTACGCCAGTGGGCCATTTCCGAACTTACCTTAACTC